AAACGCAGGGATCAAGTCAGGTCGTTGATTCAATTGCGGCAATGCGGTCAAACCTTGAGCTTTCAGCACCTGATCAACTAAATGTTTGTTTGTGGGATTCACGTTAGTTGTGAGCCATTTCATTAAACCAGGGAAATCCGTTACGGGCGCGGCGACTGGTGGCAGTGGTGCTTCGACGGCGGCGAGCGATGCTTTTAGGTCGATAACCGGCGGCAATGGGATATCAATTGACACGTGATCCGTCACGATAGGTTGTTGTACTGAATCAATAACCGGCGGCATGACCACAGGGGGTGCAATTGGATTAGCTGCATCAATGTCATCGGGCGTGTAATTTGCGTCACTGTACGGTGGTTCATCGGTAACCGCGCTACCCATCAGACTAAGCACACCGTCAGTCGGCGGCGTCATCGGTACAGGAATAGCCATCAGCGCTTCGAGTTCAACAGTCACGTCAGCGATCCGCGCCGCCCATTGCGATTCGTCTAAATCTTTCGGTTTGCGGCGTAGCGTCCACGATCCATCCTTATTCGTTGCGCGGCTTGACGCGTGAATACGGTCATCCCACGGTAACGCTGGTAGTGCTGGCGGCGCTACCAATGTACCCATAGCAATCATATCGTTGATGGTCGGGAATGGCGACTCTACCGCAGCAACATGATCAGGACGATACCCGACACTCATGCCGTTGGTCGATAGTGCGAGCAGTTCATGCTTGATACCGATTGACGACGGCGACTCAATACCCGCCATTTCAGCAAAAGCCCGAGCAAATGCAGTCAGTGCCAATGTGTTATCGCTTGCTACGGTGACGGTGATAGTTTTATCCATGATTTTTGATACCTATGTAGTTGGTTGAATTGATACGGTGCTTGACCGTAACGCCATTATGCGGCATACTTGGCGAAGTTGTCAACACTCATTGAGAAAATTAGTTATGTCGCGTGAAAAATTATACGAATACAACGGTATTGTTTATACAGTGCGTGAATTATCAGAAATGAGCGGTGTAGGATCTAGCGTAATAATCGCAAGGGTCAATCGTGGAATGACAATTCAAGAAGCAATGGTAGCACCTGTCAGACGTAAACGTCATATCGAAAAAGTGGCGAGAACCACACCTGCGACCACACTGGGCAGGGTTCAAAAGGTACATTTGTTCAACGGTGCATATTTGACAATACAGGAAATTGCCAAACAAACAGGCCTACTGCGCTGTGATTTAGCTAAATCAGTGAAGCAAAACCCAGACATACGCTCTGCGGTCGATAGTTGTCGTAAACCTTGTAAGGTTCAGTTATTTGAATATAAAGGTCAAATGTTCAGCGTTCTAGAATTATCCAAAATATCCGGTATTAATCATGCCGTGATGAAGTATCGACTACAGGAAAGGGGGTGGGCAGTGGAACGCGCAGTAACCACACCTGTGAGGGCGGTTAAATGTTTATAGATTTAAGGCCGTACCAGTTTAAAGGCAAGTGTGAAATAGCGGAACACTGGCGGAACGGGGTGATGAATGTACTTGCCGTATATCCCACAGGTGCGGGCAAAACAGTGTTGATGGCGAGTATCATTGCCGATGAACCAGGCGCAACTTGTGCAATTGCTCACCGTCAAGAATTAGTTGGTCAAATTAGTTTAGCGTTGGCACGTAATGGCGTTCGTCATCGGATTATTGGTACCCAGTTAGTCATCAAAACGATTGTGCGTAAGCACATGAAAAAACTCGGCAAGAGTTTCTACGACCCATCATCACGCCATGCTGTCGCGGGTGTTGATACATTAGTGCGGCGCGGTGACCAATTAGCATCGTGGCTACCCACCGTCAAACTATGGGTGATTGATGAAGCGCATCACGTTCTAAAAACGAATAAATGGGGTGCTGCGGTCAGCATGTTCCCGAACGCTCGGGGTTTGGGCGTCACAGCCACACCTTGCCGCGCTGACGGCATGGGTTTAGGTCGTCACGCTGACGGTTATTTCGATGTGATGGTCATCGGCCCGACAATGCGGGATTTGATCAATGAAGGGTTTTTGACCGAGTACCGTATCTTTGCGCCGCCTAGCAGCTTTCATCGCGAAGACATTAAGGTCAGCCCCACTACTGGCGATTTTAATCTTGACGCAATGCGTAAAGTTGTCGCAGCGTCGTCGCTTGTAAAACACGATGAAAAACAAATTACTGGCGACATTGTTCAAAATTATTTACGTATTGCACCAGGGTTGAAGGGTATTTGTTTCGTTACTGATATTGATACGGCTAATGAAGTCGCAGCACAATTTAATGCGGCGGGTGTCGCGGCGGCGGCGCTAAGTAGTCGTAACACTGATGATGAACGCGAAGAAGCTCTTGACCGATTCGAGCGCGGCGAGTTGACAATGCTCGTTAATGTGGATTTATTCGGCGAAGGCTTCGACCTGCCGGCTATTGAAGTTGTCATCATGGCGCGACCCACAGAATCATTCGGCCTATACGCTCAACAATTTGGCCGAATGCTGCGTCTGTTACTCAACAAGATGTTCGGTATTCTAATTGATCACGTTGGGAATGTACTTCGTCACGGTCTACCAGACGCACCGCGCGAATGGTCGCTGGATCGCCGCGAGAAACGTAGCGCGGGCAAATCGGACGTCGTACCGGTTCGTGTGTGCGTCAAATGTACCAGCGTGTTTGAGAAATTCCTCGACGCTTGCCCGTATTGTGGCGAACCGATACCGGCACCAGCCGCGCGCACCAGTATTGAATTTGTGGACGGTGATTTATTCGAGCTGGATGCCGCAACACTCGCTCAGTTACGGGGCGAGGTGGCTAAGGTCGATATGCCCGTTGCGGAGTATCGCGCTGCGCTACAAGCGAAACATATGCCTCAAATTGGTATCTTGGCTCACACGACACGCCACGTTGAGCGTCAAGGCGCGGTAGCCACATTGCGCGATACGATGGCTCACTGGGCGGGATATGAGCGCCACGACGGTTTGAGCGATTCAGAAATTTACCGCAAGTTTTATCTGCGCTTCGGTGTGGATATGATCGGCGCGCAAACGCTCAAGGTCGGTGAAGTCGAAGAATTAAATCGCAAGATAGTGCTTGACCGCCCCGCCATTAGTGTTTAACATAGGTGAATCGAATCACCACACAGCAACGAGGCAACCAAATGAACAACCAACTACGCACCGCAATGGATCTACTCAAAGCAAACGAAACCGGCACCGCTCGCGTTTCAGCAATGCGTCGTGTCATGCTTGCAACACCTGTTGAACTTGAAATGATTATCGAGGCGTATCAATCATGTTAATCCACGTCCTGTTTGTAAAAGATAAACCAGTCGGGGTAAGCGTTAACCCGTTCACGTTGCCTGAGTACGGCGATAAAACTTCAATCACTCAGGTTGTTTATGCACCCGTTCCGACTGTTGAACAAGCGTTACGGGCTGATATTAATAACGCCGTTGGGCAAATTGAGGCGTCACGATGAATTTTGATTTAATTATTGGTCAAATCGCAGAATTGCCGTTCGAGGAAAAAGTTGACGCAATTAATCAACTACGTGAAGCGATCCACGGTATCAGCCCATTCGCTACCGAACCCGTGGATTTCGTCAAATGGGTCAAAAATACCAACGTTCACGCTAACGACTACAACCCGAATACGGTTGCACCGCCTGAAATGGAATTGTTGCGTTTATCCATTGATGCTGATGGTTATACACAGCCAATTGTTTCAATGCCTGATCCAGACGGACGCTTTGAGGTCATTGACGGCTTTCACCGGCACCGCGTCGGCAAAGAATGCAAAGCGATTCAAAAACGAGTTCACGGCTATTTGCCACTCGTTCAGATTCGTGAGGGTCAATACGACAAAACGAATCGAATGGCGTCCACAATTCGCCATAACCGAGCGCGCGGCAAGCACAAGGTCGAAGCGATGAGCGATATTGTCATCGAGTTAAAGCGCCGCAATTGGGCCGATGAGAAAATCAGTCGTGAACTCGGTATGGATCAGGATGAAGTATTGCGCCTATGTCAAATCACCGGACTAGCCGAACTATTCCAAGATCAAGAATTTAGCAAGTCGTGGGATGTTGAGGGCGAGATTAACCCTGGCGACTTTGAAGAATTGACCGACGATGTGGATTCATACGGTGACGAAGTAGAAAAATTCCGTACCGTAAATACCAGCGATGACGGTCGCGTGTTTCATACCTACGAAAAGTGGGAATGTCACAAAGCGGGCTTTTATGAAAATACCAAAGAAGGTATGACGAAAGCACAATGTGAGGAAGCATACCGCGAGTTTCTGGCCGACACGTTGCGCTTTGCATTCACGCTTGAAAAAGTCGTCACCGAATGGAAGCACTCGTGTGAACATTACCTGACCAACGTTTCAATGAATCGTATCGCATGGCTCGGGCAAGCGGCGGCATGTTACGAAATGGGTATCCCTTCATCGTATCGCGGCGGGTTTTTCCTACTGACCGAAGATGAACAGCAAGCGGCCAATGAAACGGCGTTAATCTACTTGAATCAATGGCTCGTGGCGAATGACCGCGAAGAAGTCACGCTAGAAGTTGCCTATTCCGGCAGTCGTCAATCTGATATTTACTGAGATCATCATGGGAATCAAACGATATAACGATGTGGACGTGCTGACAGCCGCCCGCAATCGAATCAAAGAAACATTCGATTCGTGTGATCGTATTTACATTGCGTTCAGCGGCGGTAAAGATAGCAGCGTGATGTTTCACTTGGTCATGGAAGAAGCTATCGCCCGCAATCGAATCGTCGGCGTGATGTTTCTCGACCTCGAAGCACAGTATAAAGAAACAATCCGTCACGCTAAAGAAATGTTCGATATGTACGCGGCGAACATTGATCCACACTGGATCTGCGTGCCGATGTTGCTACGCAATGCCGTTACCAATTACGAACCACGCTGGATGTGCTGGGACCCCGAGAAAAAAGATTTGTGGATTCGACCAAAACCAGAATGGGCCAAAACCGAGGATGATTATCCGTTTGTGGTTCCCGGTATGGAGTTTGAGGAATTGATCGTTCTATTTGGCGAGTGGTATGGTCAAGGCGTTCGAACGGGTGGATTTATCGGTATTCGAGCACAAGAAAGTTTACATCGTTATTGCGCCATTGCCACATGGGAAAAGCGCGACTTGATGATGAATAACCGCCGCTGGACGACTAAAATCGTCGCCGAAACGTACAATATTTATCCAATTTATGACTGGCTCGTTGATGACATTTGGCGCTTTCACGCGGTTTATCCGGACCGCCCGCACAACGAAATTTACGACAAGATGCAAATGGCAGGCGTCAAGTTGAGTCAACAGCGCCTTTGCCAGCCGTTCGGCGACGATCAACGCCGTGGATTGTGGCTTTACCATATTCTCGAACCTGAAACATGGGCCAAACTAATCGCCCGCGTCAATGGTGTGAATAGCGGTACGCTTTACATCAACGATTCGGGTAATGTGAACGGTTACAATAAAATCACATTGCCGCCAGGTCACACATGGAAAAGCTTTTGCAATTTGTTACTGCAAACCATGCCGCCCAAAACGCGAACGCATTACACGATCCGATTCAAAAAATTTATTTACGGCTGGACACGTCGCGGTTATACGACGATCCCCGAGGAAGCGCCGCCAGAACTCGAGGCAAAGTGTTGGGCTCCGTCGTGGCGTCGAATGTGCAAGGTATTACTTCGTAACGATTGGTGGTGCAAAGGTCTCGGGCAGACTCAGCCTAAAAGCGAAGCGTGGCAACGTTATAAACAAATTAAGAAGGATCGGACAGCATGACCATCATTAAAATTGACACAAAGGGTGTAACGAAAGCGAAAAAAGCGATTGATAATTGCGCTGCGGTGCTGGCGCGTATCGATGGTGATCTGATCAACGGTCAAGCCGTACCGTTCGAGCCGGAGTTTAGCTGCTTTCGCTTATTTCTACGCACCGGCCTCATGTACGGTATGTTGCGCGAGGTTGAAGCGCCGACCAAACGAATCACGACGACGGGTGTTTGGCTGAAGACGCGCATACCGCCACAAATCGAAGTTACGGGTGTCAGCACTCGACAGAAGGGCGATTGTTCAAATCTCAAGCCACGATCTGAACCACCGATTCAACGTCACACAATGGCGCGAGTGGAGCGAAGCAACCCGAGTCGGTTGTCACTGATTGGACGGATCGAGGATGCGGGCGGATATGATGCGGAGTATCAGCTAGCTAAATTAAAAATGATGAGGGAGTTACGAGCATGACTAAACGATACACAGACGAACAAATACTATCGTCAATCCAATTAATATGGCTCAAAAGCGCGTGCGGTCTAACATTAAGCAATTATACGGACGGTACGCATAAGATCTGGGTACAGGATTATACATGGCGCAACGTGCGCGCGTTCGCGTGTGGGATTGAAGGTATCCCGTCTGCAACAGTAATCCGAAGATGTAAACAACTGGAATCTCAAGGTTTGGTCATTATTCCAGTGAGACGACCCGGCAGCGTATGGTGCATCCACCCCACGGAGCAAGAGGCGAAACGGTTGATTGATTTGGCGTATAGATGGTGGGAATCGATCGGGTATGATAGAACAGTCACCTATGCTCGGTCACCTTTACACCACATTCCATCAAGCGAACCAACACCATGACCACACTCAATCAATGGGCAATCCGTCACGGCGTATCACATGTTGCGCTGGCTGACTTGCGGGCGATGATGGGCGTTGATACCGATGTGGCTACCGTGGCGGCTAAAGCGGGCAGTGAAGCGCAAGTGCAGCAATTGATTCGCCTCGAAGCGTCACGGATCGGTTGTCGTATCTGGCGCAATAATGTGGGCGCGTGCAAGGACGAATCAGGACGGATGATCCGTTACGGCCTGTGCAATGATTCGGCGGCGCTTAATAAAAAAATCAAGTCGCACGACCTTATAGGCATTCGTCCAGTCATTATCACGCCGGCGCATGTCGGGCAAACCATCGGGCAATTTATCAGCCGCGAGGTCAAAGCGCCCGGCTGGCGATACGCTGGCACGGATCGGGAAGTCGCGCAACTGGCGTGGAGCAATATGATCACATCGCTGGGTGGTGACGCTCGGTTCGTTACGGGGGAGGGTTCGTTGTGAAGAAGGCGATATTTCTATACGACTTTACCGGGTTAATGGCGCAGCCGTGGCTCGACGCGGGTTATGAGTGCTGGTGTTTCGATGGTCAACACCCCGAGGGGATTACCCGCGACGGCTTACATGTGAAAGTCGGTATGTGGTTTTACCCTTATAACATCATCGACCAAGCTTTTAAAATTGCAGATACGGTTGGTGACGGCGTGACGTTTGTGTTTGGGTTTCCGGAATGTACGCATTTAGCCGTTAGTGGGGCAGCTCACTTCGCTAAGAAGCGATTGATAAACCCTAATTTTCAAGATGAAGCGTCGCGTCTAGCTAGATTTGTTGAGGTGGTCGGTGTCGCAGCAAACACACCCTGGGCGGTGGAAAATCCGGTCAGTGTACTGTCTACACTTTGGCGCAAACCAAATCATAGTTTTCACCCTTGGGAATATGGCGGGTATCTACCAGAAAATGACGTTCACCCTCAATACCCTGAGTACATTAGGCCGCGTGATGCATATCCGAAAAAAACATGCATTTGGTCAGGTAACGGGTTTGTAATGCCGGAAAAGAAACCCGTTACCGTTGAGCCTGGTTACCCTGACCAGCATAAAAAGCTAGGCGGGAAATCTCTCAAGACTAAAAACATCAGGTCAGCTACACCGCGAGGATTTGCTCAAGCCGTATTTGAGGCCAATCACTTGACGCCCGCGCCATAATGTAACATACTGACACTTTAGACAATAGGAGTAAAACCAATGACACAGACTTACCCAGATCGTGTTGCGGCGAATAGTGCTGAATTGCGGGGGCGTATCATGCGCGCGGCGTGTACTTTAGCGGAAAAGGAAGGCTACACCAATGTGCGTCGCAACGATATTGCTGCAATGGCTGAGGTCGGTAACGGCTCGGTGAACAATCTCGTTGGTGATATGCCCGAACTACGCGACGAAATAATGCGTGAGGCCGTTCGGACGGAAAACTTGACGATCATCGCTCAAGGGTTAACTATGGCCGACCCGATTGCGCGCGCCGCCGATATGGAATTGAAGCAACGCGCATTATTAGCAATGGTATGACCCACCACACCACCACGCAGAAGGAATCCCATCTCATGAAAAAATTAAAGCATATTACGCAATCAAAACCGAATAGCTGCATTTCAGCAACATTAGCCATGCTTCTAGGTCACGATGATGATTCTCAAGTATGGTCCGAATTTGGCGAAGGCTACACCAAGTCATCAGAAACTCATAATTACGCGTCGTATTTACATACGAAAGGCGTCAAAGTTGATTGTGGTTATCCAGCGCACATCAGTCATCGCATTCAATTAGGTGAAGTGTATCTACTCACTGTTCCAAGTTTGAATATTCAAGGCGGCTTTCATTCGATTATTTGGGATGCTCGCGGGCATGATGACAACATGATTTGTTACGATCCGGCTCGTGGTCGCGAAGGTCGCAAGTTTTACGTGTGGGATGAAGAAGTCGAAAACGGCGTGCCGTTGAACGGTTACGTCATTGATTTCCGAATCGTATCGGATGGGACAGCGAATCATGAATAAGACCTTAACAGCCGATCAAATTACTGAATTATTAGGCGTGCCGCTTGACTGGGAGAATTGCGGTAAGCTGGTTGAACAATATCAACTGAATGTGCATTACATCACAGATAACATGTGGGGCGCTGAGTCAGCGATTCGTCACGGTTATGGATATGGTGCCACACCGCTACTTGCTATCGGACGCGCTGTCATCGCCGAACGCAAACTCTAAAGGCTCTCACCATGCAACAATTACCACCCGCACTAGCGGCAATGGGCAACTACGCCCAATTTATGATCTATAAGCTCGTCCCGTCGGTATCGCGCCCCGGTAAAACCGATAAATTTCCTTGCAATGTGGTCACAGGTGAAGTGGTCAGCGCTCACGCATCGACTAATTGGGTGAGCGCTGACGTTGCGTGTGCTGAGGCGACCCGTCGCGGTACGGGTTGGGGCGTGGCGTTCGTATTTACCGACGACGATCCGTTTTTCTTTATTGATATCGACTCGTGCTTGGTTGACGGTCAATGGACAAAACTCGCCACGGATTTATGCGCTCGATTCGCGGGTGCTGCGATTGAAGTATCACAATCAGGTAGTGGATTGCATATTATCGGCACCCTGTCGGGTGAAGTGCCTGAACATGGTTGTCGTAACGATCCGCTGCACCTCGAATGCTACACCGAGGGGCGCTTTATTGCGCTGACGGGTAATCATGCAACGGGTAGCGCGGTGACGGCTCACGATGGGGCGTTTGGCGCGTGCGTTGCTGAATTCTTTGCACCCTCCACAGGCGGTACGATATCGGGCGCTTGGACTACGACGCCAGCAGTCGGCAGCTTCCCAATTACCGATGACGATAAACTGATTGAGAAAGCGCTCAATTCCACAAGTGCGGCGAGTGCGTTTGGGGCGCGGGCCAGCTTTGCTGATTTGTGGAATTGTAACGTGCAGGCACTCGAAGCGGCTTATCCAGATGATGGGCGAGGGTACGACGCCAGCGCTGCCGATGCTGCACTTGCTCAACATTTAGCGTTCTGGACGGGCGGTCAGTGCGATCGTATCGAGCGATTGATGCGCCGGTCGTGCTTGGCGCGCGCTAAATGGGATAAACACCGCTCGTATATGTCGCGCACGATTTGCGGCGCTACGGCGAAGCAGTCGAATTACTACAGTGTGGGCGCGCCACTACCGGCAGCACGACCCGTTGTCAAACCTGAGTTGCGCGCCGGTTATCAATATTTAGCGTTGACGCAAGTAATTGAACATTTTGACGGTTGCGTGTATGTGGCTGATGCGCATCGCATTTTGACGCCTAACGGCACTATGCTCAAGACCGAACAATTTAATGCCATGTTTGGTGGCTATTCATTTGCGCTCGACGACTCGGGTGAGAAAACGACGAAGAAAGCATGGGAAGCATTTACCGAGTCGCAAGGCGTGACATTCCCCAAGGTAGATGGTTGCATTTTCCGCCCCATTGCCGAACCGCGCTCAATTATCGAGGAAGAAGGTCGTCGTCTCGTTAATATTTATGTACCGATTCAAACCGATTCGCGCCCAGGCGATGTGGCGCCGTTTATGACGCATTTACGTAAAGTGCTACCCGATGCACGCGATCAACTTATTTTATTGTCGTATATGGCGGCGTGTGTTCAATACAAAGGTTATAAGATTCAATGGGCTCCGTTGATTCAAGGGTGTGAGGGTAACGGTAAGACATTATTTACCCGTTGCGTGGCGGCGGCGCTCGGACAGCGTTATACCCACATGCCGCCTGCCAAAGAGATTGACGAGAAATTTAATTCGTGGCTATTCGATAAGCTATTCATCGGCGTTGAGGATATTTACGTACCCGAGGCCAAAGTAGAAATTCTCGAAGTGTTGAAGCCGATGATTACCGGTAACCGTCTCGCACGGCGCGCCATGCAGCAAGATCAGGTTATGCAAGAAATGTGCGCTAATTTCATGTTCAACTCGAACCATCGTAACGCGATTAAAAAGACGTTGAACGACCGACGATTTGCGGTGATGTATACCGCCCAGCAACATGCAGTCGACTTGGTTCGCGATGGTATGGACGGCAATTACTTCCCGCACTTATACGATTGGCTCAATGGCGGCGGCTATGCGTATGTGACGCACTTCTTAGAAAATTATGCAATACCTGTGGAGTTCAATCCCACACTGGGTTGCCAACGCGCACCCGATACAAGTTCAACCATCGAGGCCGTTGCCGCATCATTGGGCGGTGTGGAGCAAGAGATACTTGAAGCGATTGACGAAGGGCGGGCAGGTTTTGCTGGCGGTTGGGTATCATCGTACGCATTGGATCGATTGATTGAAAAGTTACGCGCTGAGAGCCGCATACCACGTGGCAAACGACGCGAGATGATGAAGTCACTCGGTTACGATTATCATCCAGTGCTCAAGGATGGACGCGTGAATAATCCAATGTTGGGCGAGGGCGCGAATGGTGCCGGTAAGCCGCGCCTATACATCAAAGAGGGTCACATTCACACTAATTTGCACAACGGGGCGGAGATTGCTCGACTGTATCAAGCGGCGCAGGGCGATCCCCTGGCGATGGCTGAGACGACCGGAGCTGTCGCATAAAATTAATAACCCGCTTCGGCGGGTATTTTCATATTGGTGCTTGACAAGTTCGCCAGATGGTCATACAGTGAGACGGTTAAACAACGTAACGAGGGTACATTATGCAAATAAATCAAAAGGGTGACCCAATTAAAGAATCACCTGTGTTCACATCTTGGCACCGTACCGATAATCCTGAAGAAATTGCAATTTCTATCAATTTACTGATGGACCATCTTGGATTGGAGGTTTGGAAGACCAATGCAACTAAACATGGTGAATATGGTTTAGAGCTACGCAAGGTTGACGAATAATGTGCCACGCCCGCCGCGTTAACGATCAATACCACTGTGAGCGCTGCGGGTATCAATGGGACGTGTCGGATCAAGACGCGCCTACGTGTCGCACGGAACATGATGTGGCGATGGTGCGGTTGCGGGAAATTTTAAACATTGAGGAGAAGGGCGGTGAATCAAAGATTAGACCAGTTTGATGATGTTGACGCTATTGTATTCAGTAGCGACATGCTTCATGTTGACGCAGAGCGCGAGGCATTCAAACAATACTTGGGGCGCTGGCAACGTGCTTTAAATGATTATGAACGGACGGCTGAGCCATGCCAACCTACCGAATCCTAATCGCTGAGCCGCATCGTGAACTACGTGACGTTGTGCCGATAGTGGTGCAGGGGATTGCGATGCATAACGGTGAAGTGCGGGTTCGTTGTCGACCCGATGATGATTTATTTTATATATTCAAGCCCGAGTTGGGCGAGATTGAGGAGGTTTTAGATGAAAACGTTTGATTGGGGTCGTGAAGAAATGGTTGATAGCCGCTATTTGTTTCTTTGCAGTCTTTCGATTTTATAAGTAATTCCACAGTGCCGAGCCCCGATAAGGGGCTTTTTTTTCGTCCGTGTCATTGACGCAGCGAGTAAATGTCATTTGTGCCATTGGAAACCGCTGTAGCAATGATGACCGAATGTCATTTGTGCCATTGCTCAACATAATGGCTCTGTCGCCACTTCACCCTACACACAAAATTGGGTTTTGTTTTTGGGTACGCTAAGTCGTTGATTCATAACGATAAACCACTATTTTACCCAAAAACATAGGGGTGCTACCTATTCACGGCTGGCGGGTCGTGGGTGGCAGGGTATAGTCTCTTTTATATAATACCTACGGTATTTATTTTATTGGGTAATTGGGTAAATAGTAGTATATAGCAGTAGAATCAACGACTTAGCGAATACCCCGAACCGATACCCCGAAGCTATATGACTAAATTTTGTGGGGTGTATTGTCGCAAGCGTCAAGTGTGTGGCAATATTGGGGCATGATTTGTGGATATGGTGAATGACGTGGCGTTGACGGTGAAGAAGGAGCATTTTGCGAGAGCATTTGTGGAAACCTCGAATCAATCCGAGGCGTATCGTCGCGCCTACAACACGTCAAAGATGAAAACCGAAACAATTGCGAAGCGTGCGAGCGAATTGATGCAAGACGGGGAGGTGGCGGGTATGGTCGCCGAGTTGAAGGCCGTACATGCCAAACGCCACGCCGTAACGGTGGACTCATTGATCGCAGAGCTAGAGGAAGCCCGTAACGTAGCGCTCGACACTCACCCTCCGCAGAGTAGCGCCGCTGTGGCAGCAACGATGGGTAAGGCGAAACTGTGCGGCCTCGATAAGCAATTGGTCGAGTTGAGCGGCAACGTCGGCGTGAACCTCACCACAGCACAACGCACCGTCTTGGACAAAGCGCTCGATGACGGCTACTAGCATCACCGCCGCTCACCTGGTCGAACGAATCCGCGAACGGTGCGAGGACGATTTTAAGTTTTTCGTTCGTTACTTTTTCAAAACGATCAAAGGGTCGAAATTCGTATTCTCAGCGCACCATGACGAGATTTGCGATGCGCTGATGGACGTGTTTTACGGGCGAACAAGTCATCTCATTATCAATATGCCGCCTCGGTATTCCAAAACCGAGCTAGCTGTGAAAATGTTCGTAGCGTGGTGTTTCGTCAAAAACCCCAAGTGCGAATTCATTCACTTGTCGTATGCTGACATTCTCGCACTGGATAATTCTGACACGATTAAGCAGGTCATCAAGTCGAGCGAGTTCGCCCAGTTGTGGCCCGACATTGCGATCATGCAGAACAAAGACTCGAAGAAAGCATGGGGAACGTCAGACGGTGGTGTGTTCTACGCTACGTCAGCGGGTGGTCCAATCACTGGTTTCGGCGCGGGCAAGATTGACGACTTCACGAACGGTAACGGCTTCGGCGGCGCAATCATCATTGACGATCCGTTAAAGCCGGACGACGCCTACAGCGATCCAAAGCGCACCGCAATTAACCGCCGATGGGATGAAACGATCAAGTCACGGTTCAATTCGCGCAACACGCCGTGCATTGTGATCATGCAGCGAATCCACGAGGATGATTTTTGTGGCGTGTTACTGACCGACAGCGAGTACAAGTTTCGCCATTTGGTACTACCGGCAATCGTTGATGAAGGCGAACCGACGGAGCGCGCTTTGTGGCCTGCGAAGCACTCGCTTGAGTCACTTCATGCGATGCGCTCGAAAAATTCATACATGTTCGCTTCACAGATGCAGCAGCGGCCTTCTCCGCTCGGTGGCGGCATTTTGAAGGGTGCTTGGTTCGGTAGGTACTCTGTGCTTCCTAAAATGCAATGGCGGGCGGTTTTTGTCGATACTGCGCAAAAAGCAAAACAGCACAATGATTACCAGGTTGCGGAGTGTTGGGGGCTTGGTGAGGACGGCAATCTGTACTTGATCGATGTCATGCGCGATAAATTTCAAGCGTACGAACTTGAAACGCGCATTCCTGATTTTTGGAATAAACACCGCGCCGACAAAAACGGTCGATTGCGATTCATGGCAGTCGAGGATAAATCATCGGGAACCGAGTTGATCCAGAAGATTCAAAAGGTGATCAAGCCGAAGATACCTGTTCGCCCGATTCCACGTGGACCAGACGCGAATAAGTTGACGCGGGTAATGGACGTGCAAGGTTATATCGAGGCGGGATATGTGAAATTGCCGACGGAAGCGTCATGGGTGAACGACTTCATTGCTGAATGCGAAGCCTTCACCGCTGACGATACGCATAAACATGACGACCAAATTGACCCGATGTGCGATGCAATTAGCCAGATGCTGCACAACGGGCGAACGAGTCTTGCTGATATGTTGTGATAAACTCACATAATCTACCAATTAACGAGGCGCTTTACTCATGACGTCTAAATCCGTATCAACTGCCGACGGGCTTGTCAATGTGATGAGCGGCCTCGGTACGAACCGAAGCAAACGAGCTTACAACGAGTTCCAGTATGCCAACTTGAATAGTTGGCAACAAATGGATGCGGCATTCCAGACCAATTGGTTAGCGCGTCAAATTGTGGAAGTACCCGCCGAAGATATGACGCGTGAATGGCGAACCATCAAGTCCGCTGACGCCGAAGCGATCCGCATCGAAGAAGATCGACACATGATCGCCAGCCAGATCAATGACGCGATATGTTGGGCGCGATTGTTTGGTGGCGCCGGTATGTTAATGATTACGGGTCAAGACTTGACAATGCCTCTCAATGTGAACCGTATCAAGAAAGGCGGATTGCAACGTGTCATCGTGTTTGACCGTTGGGATATGTCAGCAATGGGCATGAACACTTGGAACGTGCTGAGCGAGAACTACCTCAAACCTGAGTTCTACGCGATCAAGGGCGGTAATCAGCAAATCCACTGGTCACACTTTGCACGCTTCAACGGTGCCAAACTACCGCGCCGCCAATTAGCCATTACGCAAGGATGGGGCGACTCAGAGTTACGCAAATGCCTCGACGACATCATGGATATGGTCGCATCGAAAGACGGTATTGCTGAGTTGATGCAAGAGGCGAACGTCGATGTGATTACCCGCACCGGGCTGGCTGATGAACTAGCCAGTGATCAAGACACGGCCATTACGGATCGTTACGCGCTATTTGGTCAGATGAAGTCTATTGTCAAATTGGCACTATTGGACGGTGACGAAACGTACGACCGCAAAACGCTCAATTTGTCCGGTGTAGCCCCAATCATCGAGCTGTTCATGACGTGGATCAGCGGTGCGGCCGATATTCCTCTCACACGGTTATTCGGTACATCGGCTAAAGGTCTCAACGCTACGGGCGAGGGTGATTTGTCGCATTATTACAACTCGATCCGCTCGAAGCAAACGACGCAACTTGATCCAGGTATGCGCGTGCTCGATGAAGTGTTAGTACGTTCGGCGCTCGGATATTGGCCCGATGATTTTAATTACATTTGGAATCCGCTCGCTCAACCAAGCGCGACAGAGATTGCAACGGCGCTCAAACTTAATGCCGAACGCGATCAGGTATATGTGGACATGGGCGCTGTGGACGTGTCGCAAGTAATGACCAATTTACAAGCCGACGAGCTGTATCAATTCGAGGAAGGTGTGATCGAGGAGCGCATTGCCGCCGAAGCGGATTTTGAGATTGTTGACCCGAGCCAGCGCGTAGAACCAACACAGTCGGCACTTGATACCGAGACGTACATTGAAGCGTATCGGTCACTGATTGCCGATGGCGTGACGCCTGGGGCGGCTATAGCCACATTGAATATTTGATGAGATACGGGGCGCATTGCCCCGTTGTTGTTACAGCCAGGCTACATACAGCGACATCGCGCCAATTATTAATCGATACGCTGTATCGCCGTTATTTACAACACGACAAACACTGACGATGTGAGTGGACTGCGACGATTTTTCGGTATTGCACCATGACCCAGATTTGGCAAATATAGTACCGATCATCAACCGACCCACCGTGAACGCAGCCTCTAAATCAAATGGTTTAATGACCACGTAAACTCTCCTCAATCATACGTTTCGCTTCAATCAATGCGCTCAAAGTGTGACCTTGAGTCGCTACGTTAATCAGTGATTCGAGCCATGTAAACGACTCGCGTACTAATTTCAATTCGTTACCTGTCGCTCGATATACTTGCTTCTCGTTGAATCGATTACCAATGTCGGCCAATGCTTCGGCGGCTTTCTCGAATACTTCCTGCGACGGTTTAACTGATTCTTTCGTTGAATCCGTACCGTACTGATGCAAGCGTTTCGCCAAGCAAAACCCGAATAGGTTCATTTCGTTGAGTCGTATGAAACCATCCGTATCAATCCACGGCGCGCTCGTTGCGGTGCCGACCAAGGCGGTCAGAGCGGCATATGCAGTCGTTAGCAACTGATTCGCCGCTTCGGGGTCTTGCTGTGCGACAGAATGCTTCGTCATCATCGTATTAATAGCATTCCAGCCGGCGGCTTGGTTAACAGTACGTTGGCGGCTCATTTGGTATGCTCCGACTCAATCAGATCGTCCAATATACGGGTCAATTCTTCGCCGTCAATTTCAATCGTTGGCGCATACAGCATAAGCGCCCGATAACGAATTGCATCTTTTCGGATTGGTTCTAGCGATTCTTCAATGGCGTCTCTAATTCCAATCGAATCGACGTTAATTGTAATGGTCGTCATTTCATCAACTCCCGAACGTCACGATTCAAGCGGTCAACGATGACCACCAAGTAAATATTGAAAACAACCGATACTGCGATCAGTGCGTAAATTGTGGTGGTCATCGTTTCTGCTCCAAGTAAAAGCACACGCGGCGTCTGTTGCGCATGTTACATGATGTCATGCTGGTTAGTTTACGGCGGGTCATTATGTGCGACCCATCAGTGCGATTTTCGCCAGTCTGTTAGGGTTAAAATCGGCGGGAAATACCAACACCTCATGACCGTCTGAGTTAGTCATCAGTTGCGGTCGTACGTTTGCAATTTCTTTCAACGCCGCTAACAACTCGTCACGCTGTTGCGTTAGGTCTCGAACATCAACAGGGACATACCCCGGTTCAAGCACTCGAACGAGAAACTGAGGGGTCCCGCCTGATGTCACTGTCATTTCATTATTGACCCCGACGTATTCCTTAATTAGTGCAATGAATTCTTGCGTTACATCAGTTTGATTTGCTGCCCAAACTTTCCCGCATTTTAATAACGATCCTGCGTAGATGATTCGGGTTAGTGGTGACATACCCAGCGTTAGCTTTTTGCTCATCGGTGTAACCCCTTCCCATGTGGTAATATGATCAAATATATCAGTCATTGGCGAGGCGGTCAAGTGAAACAAGTCGGTATTTCGTACAATGTGCAACTGCAAAAAGTGGTTCGTGCGGTGAAGCGCGACATTGACGCACAAATCGTGCCGTTACTAAAGACGCTCGCCCCGCAATACGTTCAAGACGGTTGGGCCGATACGATCAATGTGGTTATTCAGCAACTACTCGCCAAGTGGACAAGCCCGCTCGCACGTCACGCAGCGAATCAAATCGCTTCGTCATTCGTCAATACCGCATTTAAAGCGTCAGAGGGCAAACAGAAGCGCTCGCTCGGTATTGACCAATTCAGCAACTCGGTACAAATGAAAGAGACGCTGCAGGCCGCGACGATGCAGAACGCGCGACTCATTACGTCAATTCCCGCTCAATACCTTGAACAAGTGTCGAATGTGGTCATGGGGAACATGCGCCAGGGTATGCGACCCAGCGCGATTGAGTCGGAGCTGATGGATCAGTTTGGTATTACGAAACGACGCGCTAAATTTATCGCACGCGATCAGACCGCCAAGGTGCAAGGTGAATTGACCAAACAGCGCCAAATCGACGCGGGTTATCAATATTTCAAATGGATTGATTCAGAGGATCAGCGCGTACGTCACCGTCATCACGAGATAGCCACAGCAACGACGCCGTACGGTGTTGGAGTGTATCGCTGGACCAAATTGCCGCTGAGTGATAACGGGCAACCGATCCAGCCGGGTAGTGATTATAATTGCAGGTGTACCGCTATTCCGGTGGATGACGATGATGTTGCGGAGTTTCAGGCGAAGAGGTGATTTGACTACGTGCAATTTGCACCAGCCGTGGGTCAGCCTTGGTCAACACGTCAAGTAGTAGTCGTTTCTCTTCCAAGTACGTGACGGCAAATTTTGGATCATGCTCGACAATACTTGATGTATTACTAATCAGATCGGCAACTTTGATCGTTTGAATCCAGTCTGGTGCGGCGGCTAATCTAATGCGACTCGCTGCCTTACGCTCGGCGCGATTACCTGTTTCAAGGTCGGACAGTAACTGAACGCCGCGCATCACCCATGCACCAAAACGGCAATCCAACGTTTGCAGCCTCACGCCCTGATCTTCCACAGTATCGTGCAGCCACGCCACAGCGATACTGTGATAATCACCACCAACCGCTGCTACAATTCCCGCCACCTCGGCCAGATGATCGCTATACGGATTTCCGGTGTATTTGCGGCGCTGATTGGCGTGTACTTCACGCGCGAACAACATCGCCTCGTATGCTAATTGACTCATAACCCATCCCCCACATAAACCGCGTACATGTAGCCGAACCCCATCGACTCGCATTGTGCCGATGCGTCTTGACTCAATAAGCGAAAGTCGGCACGTTGACGAGTGAGTGCAAACGCCCAAGCAATTTTCGCATCGTCACGATTGCCCGGCGTGGTTCGCGTGAATTGTGATTGCACAATAACGAGTGGTCGCTTATCGGTGAGCTGTAGCGCTTGAGCCTTGATTACCTTTTGACTGAAATCGTAACACCGCATTTCGTCAGCGTGTGCGTGCGTAACGAGCATTGCGAGTACGAGCAGCGCAATGATGTATTTCACCAACACCCATAATATCGTCCAAACCGACTCGGCGCGCTTCACACTCTCGCGTAATTCTTGGTCTGGAAAGCACGGCTTGCGTATCCATTTACCGTTTCGTTTGAGAATCATTTGATTTGCTCCGATGCTGTGAGCATTTTCGCCCAAATATCAGCGTATACGTTTTTAACTTTTCGCTGCGCCTCAGTCGCACCGTTCACTAAACACGCGTCAAGCATTTTGACTGTCGGCTCAATCGGTACTAGCTTGTAGCCTTCCGGAATGGCTGGCGGGGGTCGCCATTCAGCAGCGCCGTCTGCTAACGTGTACCCTGCGCTTTGTAGCGCACGAATCGCTCGCTCATTCTCGGCGTGCAGGCGGCGGAGTTCTACTATTGCGTTCATACCGAACAAATAAGGGTCACATTCACCGTCTGACTCGGTCCATTGTTTGATTAATTCAATTGCGTTCATCGGCCATCACTCCTCAAGGGATTGGAAAAGTTGTTCAAGTGTGCAAGCGACGAATCAGAATAGGCGTTGTGCATTATTCGCATACCCTCGTATATTTCAAACACTGTCATCCACTCCTTGCGTCGCCTATGCCAGAAGTAATGGGGTTTCTGAATGAGGTGTACTTTTGTGCATTTAAAGCTCATCGTCTATCGCTCCGTTCAAATGTTAGTTGTGCTCGCGCCATTAACCAGATGTCGCGAGCAATCAGCGCACCGCTCTCACCGTCACGCAAGAATAACCCGCCACCGAGTCGTTGCCAGTGCCAAGGGTGCTGTAAGTGCTTCATCGCGTGTCATTTGAGATATTCCGTGGGGTTGATTCGTTTACTCTAACGCTACTTGGCGAATGTGTCAAGTGCTAATTGTTGACACAGTTGTAAATGTTGATAATATTGCAACATGCGCATACTAATTAATGATCGAGCCAGCTATCAGATTACCCACCGGGAAGTGACGCCCGAGGGATTTTTGCGCGTACCTGGTCATGTTGCACGTTCAGGTATTCAGCAATATTTAGCTAGTGAACTTGGTCTCGATGGTGATCCGAATCGCGTTGTGGGTGTGTACCGTCCGCCCGAGGAAGTATTCAACGCTGACTCGCTCGCGTCGTATCGCGGTAAAGACATCACACTGACTCACCCGAACGAGTTGGTAAATGCGTCGAATTACAAACAAGTAACGCGCGGTATCTCAATCGACGAGGGCGTACAAGACGGCGACTTTGTACGATGCGATTTGATCGTTAAAGATGCCGACGCGATTAAAGCAATTCAGGCGGGTACGTGTGAGCTTAGTGCCGGGTACACTGCCGATTACGAACAAATTAGTGGCGACGGTTACGAGTACATTCAGCGTAATATCGTCATTAATCACATAGCAATCGTTGATCGGGCAAGAGCCGGACGACAAGCGCGCATTTTTGATAACCAACCCGGAGGCAAACCAATGCCCGTAACAATCGTACTTGATAGCGGACGCAGCATTGACGTTGCCGACGCTGCGAATGCCCAAGTTGTGGCAGACGCATTTGATCGCCTGAATGCCGCGCTTAAAACCGCAGCGGCTACATCGGACGTCGCTAAAGCCACAATTGACGGCCTCAACGAGAAAGTCGAAGCGCTGACTATCGCGGCTAGTGATGCTGAATTGTCGAAACGTGTTGGTGCGATCGCACAGGTTCACGCCGTAGCACGCAAGATCGTTGGTGATTCGTTCACTTGCACCAGCGTCGATACTGTGGAAATCATGCGCGCTGCGTTAGCCGTTGCCAAACCGAAACGTGATTGGTCGGATAAGTCCGCTGAATACGTTCAATACGCTTTCGACGCAGCGGAAGAAGAAGCGGAAGAAGAAAAGAAAGACGACGACGAATCGAAAGAACAATTGAAAAAATTGGCTAAAGATGCAGCTACTGACGTGACTAAAGACACGAACGACGGCGCACCAATGGTCGGTCGCGCTCAAGCGGCATTAAATAAACGCACTGGTAAAGGGGCGAAATAATGACAGGTATCGTACAAGCCACATACGGCTTAAATCACAATCCGGCATTTGTCGGTCAAGTTGCTGATGATCAAACGGCTAATATCGTATCGAAGCTGAACAACGACACTGTAACGATCCAGTACGGTAAAGGCGTTGTCGCTGATGCTTCGGATCTGACCCAAGGTGCTAAACTTGCCACATCGGGTAGCGTTGCGGCTGACTTTATCGGTGTTGCGGTTCGTGAATTGAATCGTTCGTATATGAATAGCGACACGTTCGGCGCGCCAGTTGATAAAGATTTCTCGGTAATGACTGTCGGTACAATTTGGGTCAAAGCTGCTGAAGCCGTTACAGCGCGTGCGCCAGCGTTCCTGCGTGTCGGCGCGACTAATACGGGCGATTTCGGTGTTGCTGCTGGTACTGGTGCGACGTTATCCGTGGCAATCCCCGGCGCTAAATTCCTCACTGGTGGCGCTGCTGGCGACCTCGTTAAAATCTCATTTGTGGTAGGTGGCTAATATGGCGAACACTAAAGTAGTTGTACTGGATGCTCAAACCATCGCGGGTAATCCGTGGTTGAGCAAATTCTTGGATTCGAGCAAAGCGATTACCGTACCAACTACGGTTCTTGATGCTGACGGCGGTGTGGCGTTCTACATTTCGCAACTCGCAGCGCTTGAAACCACTGTGTATGAAGTACCGTACGCGAATATCACGTATCTTGAAGATATTCCAGTTGCGGGAAATATCCCTGAATACGCCACGCATTGGAACTATCGTTCGTACGATGGCGCTGCGATGGGTAAATTCATTTCAGCTAATGCACAAGACTTGCCACGCGTTGCGCAATCGGCAAAATTGCATCAAGTTGAATTGGGTTACGCCGGCGTTGAATGTCACTATTCGCTTGATGAATTGCGTGCGACTTCGGCAATGAATATGCCGATTGATGCGATGCAAGCTGAATTGGCATATCGCGGTTCGGAAGAGCATTCGCAAAAAGTGGCCTACTTCGGCGATGCTGGTCGCAGTATGGATGGTTTGTTTAACAATCCAAACGTGACCAAAACAAGCGCTGCTGTAAATTACGCAACGTGTACCGGTCAAGAATTGTTCGACTTGCTGAACAACCCAGTGTTCACAATTGTGAAAGCGTCTAAGAATTATCACACGCCGAATACCGTGCTGATGTTCCCCGACTTGTGGAAACGCGCTACATCATTGTTGATGACTGGCTATACGGATCGTACTGTCATGGAACACTTCATGATCAACAACGCGTACACGTTGTTGACGAAGCAAGAAATCGACGTTAAAATCCGTTTCCAATTGACCGCTGCTGAACTGGCTGCAAATGGCGTATCGAATAGCAATAAAGATCGTTACGTTGTGTACGAAAAAGCGGAGCGCAATTTAGCAGTTGCTAAACCGATCCCGTTCCGTATGTTGGCCCCGCAATATGCTGGTCTGGGTGTGACCGTTCCCGCTGAGTATAAAATCTCAGGTACGGAATTCCGTTACCCACTAAGCGCGATCTACATCGACATGCTGTAATTACTGCACCACATTGAGGATTTATCAAAATGGCTAAAACCACATTACGTAGTACCGCACGATGCGCAATCATCATTCCTTTTATGGGTAGTGACGTTGAAGGTTTAGTTGCACCGGGCGCTGAAATTAACGTGCCCGCCGAATCAATGGCGACTGACTTTGTTAAAAATTTGATCGCCATTGGTGAATTGGTTGATCTTGGTGAAATCGAGGAAGGTGAACAATCACTCGACGAGTTGCGCGCTAAGTGCGATGAATTAGGTATTGATCATTCGCCTCGTTGGTCTCGCGCTAAATTACAGCTTGAGATTGCCAAAGCACCTAAAGCAGAATAATCTCGGTATATACCGTCAAGAGCCGCGTCGGTAAGATTGCGGCTCTTTTTACATTTAAGGAATGAAATTATGGCAGTCACATCGATGAGCGACGGCTCGCAAGTTAATCCTGATGATTACGCTCAGGTTTTGACGTACAACGGCGACGGTACTGTGAACTATATTCAATTCGTTGCGGGCGGCAACACTTACCGTCAAACATTCACATATGAATCGGGGAAAGTATCCGGTATTTCTCAATGGGTGAAACAATGAGCTTGAGTGAACACATTAAAGAGCATGCCGTTCTGGGTATAGGTGGATCGGGCGGGTCGTCGGCAAGTGAGGCTGCGAACCCTGCACCACTGGCGATCCCAGTCGACAGTATTTATGGCTGGTATCAAGCTCACGATGACGGTGTTTTTTATGGTGTAAAAGACCAGACCGCATTAAATGTTTGGGCTAAAACCGCCCCATTAGGTCGAGACTTGGTAGATGCCTATACTTTTGATCCATCATGGCAAATCACACATACTGTGGTTTTATCTGATGGATCATTAATCGTGCAAATTCGTGAAGGTACATTGGTATATGGCGATTTGTACCGCAGCACGGATAAAGGCGCTACGTTCAATAAAGTCCTTGAAATGGGTAAGTATGACGGCGTTCGCCAAGCGGGTTGTCGTCTACTTTCTGACCGAGCAATCTGCGACGCTGGCGGCGGCGTATTGTTCGCCGTTCTTTACAATGTAGCTGATACAGTTGGCGGCGTAACTAGAACTCCCGGCGGTTTAAACGACCGAATTAGCGTGTATAAATCTGGCGACTACGGTGCTACGTGGGAAATCATTGCTGATTTTAATCAGGGTGCTCGTCATATCCGTCATTTCCACTGCATTCGTAAAGACCCGTACACTGGAAAATTCTACATCGGCATGGGGGATGCAAACGCTGAAAGCTATGTGATTGAATGGGACGGGGTGAGCCCTTGGCAATCAAACACCCTACCTTCGGCATATGCAGCAGGAAGTATTGCAGGCTTCAGGGCAGTGGGTGGTGAACAACGATTCCGTTGGGTTGACGCGTTATTTACGAAAGACGCTATTTACTCATTCACTGACGCAGCGCCAGATCAGCGCGGTGCTGAAGAAAATAACGGCATTTGGAAGTTATCGAAAGACCTACAAAGCTACACACGTTCTGATAGCTCAGTTCTCAAGTTTCAAAAGCGTAGCGGGTTTTACGGCCTAATGCTGCCAAATGGGGTGCAGGTATGGGTTGATGGACAAGAGGGCGCTCAAACAGGTGACCACTTCATTAGCGTTTACGCGTCACGCGATGGCGAAAATTGGAGCGCTATTGGGCGACTCAATACTGCGCCGACGACGACGCAAAAAATCGTTACGTCGTTTTTTAACATCGGCAATCGAGTTTACGTCACCGCGCAAAACACAACAGGCAAATCGTCACGCGAAACTATCGTATTTGATGTTTCCGAAACTGAAAATTTCTACAAGCGCAGCGGTCGCCCTGATACGCTACACCCTTGTTACTGGATTGATGGTGTGAATGGTGTTGATGATGCAAATACACGTCGAGGCTACCAACCATCGTTACCTTGGCGAACAATTAGCGCTGCAATGGCAGTAGGAAAGGCCACGTATGCGGCTCGATTCCTCCTTGCTCCAACTGTTGACTATGAATTAAGTGCATTTACACCAGACTTATCAGGGGCGACGATTCAAGGGGATTCTGCTGTACCCGCTGTGATTTCGACTAACCCATCTGTGACAGGCGTGGCACGATTCAAGTTAGCATCGGGTGGTGCGGGTTTTAGTGCGATCACAATGCAGACACGCGACGTACGGATTGAGCTGGATAATGTTATCGGTGCGACTGAAAAAACGGGGGGTACAACTGTATTTGAGGCGGCAAGCACAGGTACAACAATTAAAGAAGTCACTCTAGTGAATGGCGCGCAACTCGTTAATTTAACTGGAGCAGGTCAGATTTTCCGTGGCCGTCAAGGTTCATCACTCGATGTAAAAGAAGGCTGCGCACTCAACGGAGGCTCTGGCGGTGTAACATGTTTCGACGGGACAGTAACAGGCTTGTGGTCATTGAAAACAGCACTCAATACAGCAATAATCGGTGGCGCTAATGCAGTAAAACACGCAGGCGGAGGCACTGTTGATATTAAAGGTTCAATGTTTGGTCAAGTGGGTTGGATTTATGACATCATCGCGGGAGCAACAAGCAAGCCTAAAATGTCAGGTGCTTTATTAGCGAACCGCTCTGGCTCGGGTACTTTGCGAGACAGTGCTGCGCTAACATGGTCTGGAGAGCTAGTAGGTTGCACGTTCGGTACTGCTCCCACTGTAAATGCGGCGGCTCTTGTAAATTGCGTTACTGATTATTCAGCAAGGCCAATCGACCCTGTTAATGGGTTATATAACACAGCGACATAACCAACACCCTAACCCGCTTCGGCGGGTTTTTTCTTGGCCGCCAATTCAATCGCTTTACGTACGCCCGCACTCACTTCCCCACCGCCTAACCGTCGCGCCTGCCGCGCGTGCCATGCCGTCAATCTCACGCTGTATGCATCCATAGCTACGTCTTGAACTGCTTCTTGTGGTTGTTTTTTCACGTCGGTACACCCTTTTTCGAATGACAAGCAATCCTACAGCGTAAGACGTATTACGCAATACCTTATGTGTGTCTTTCATCACAAGGAGATTATCGTGCCTGAATTGACACTTGACGCCCACGAAATTCGTTCGGAAGGGCGTTATGAACACCTCAAACATTTGATTACACATAAGGCGGACAATACTATGTCAGAAAAAGATCACGTAACAAACATTTTCAAAAGTGACGGCCACAGTGGTGAGGGCGGTTTAGCTAGCGCACTTCCTCTGTTGCTTGCTGGCGGCGCACGCCGCAATGACGATGGCTTTGGTGGTGCGGGTGGTCTCGTGGCTGGCGGCTTGGGTGGCTTGGTGCTAGGCTCATTGCTGAACGGACGCAACGGGGGTTTACTTGGAGGTGGCGGCGGGGATTGTGGTAATGGTGCAGAAACACGTCTACAAACCAACGCAGATACTTTGGCGATCCTGAACGCGGTCAACAACAGCGTGACCGCTACAAATGCAGGTACGGCTAAAATCAGCAGCGACATTCAAACGCAGACGTTCCAAATTGCGCAAGGTTTAACGAATCTGAACGACTCAATCAGTTTAGTAAATCAAAACGTATCGTCACAAGGTTGTCAAACTCGTGAATGGGTGTCGTCTGACGGTGAGAAAACGCGCGCGCTGTTGGTGTCTCGTTTCCAATTGGAAGACGCTACCAAGATTGCTGAACAAAATGCTCGCATTGTGGCTTTGGAAACTCGCTCACACGCCGACCATTTGCACGCTACTAACACGCTGAGTATCACCAATACCAACACAGCGGTGGCGGCACAAGCTCAGCGTCAAGACCAAGACCAACGTCAATCGCAGTTTCAGGCATTGGTCGGTGAATTGAATCGTTTAAATTGTGAAATTGCTCACACTAAGCAAATCGCAACGGCCACGAATCAAAACATCATCGCCGGCAATACTGGCGCCGTGGTGACTGGTCCACAAGCAGCAAATCCGACGAACGTAAACACTCGCTGATTTGACGTAGTGTAACCGACGCCCTTTGGCTATGCTGAGGGGCGTTATTATTTGAGGGTTTGATTATGCTCGGTTTATCTAAATCTGATATTGCTAAACTTGCGGCGCAGTGGATCGCTGATAATCCAGCCGAAGCGGTTCGCATGGTGCTCACCGCTGCGCCGGTTGCCAAATATCTGACGTCAGCGCTCACGGATGACCAGCTTGAATGGTTGTCGTACGATATTCAGACGCGCCCGCTCGGTTTGGTCGAGTTCGCCCTGTCGCGCGGCGGTAAACATTTTGTCGAGCGCGGCCTAATTGAATATCGTGCAGAAGTTGAGGCGCGGCAACGAAAGCCGCGCGCGATGGAGATTAGTCAATCTGTGCTGTAATTTGAATCGACACTGCAACGGGCGCAACAACATTGATCTGAACTTCTTCAATGAGGGGTGCGCCTGGCGTCACGTGCGTGGCGATTATCGTCACAACGCCTATCTCGCCATGTCGCGGCGTTACAACACAACCCGTCTCGGTGGGTGTAATATCGATAATCGTGTGCTGCGGGTAAACTTCCCACGTTACGGAACTACCGTTAATCGGATCGCCCTGCATGTCCAGCACCATGGCAGTTAACGATAAAATTTTGTTATTTTGAAGCGTGGTCATAGTCATGTGAATACCTCCATAATGAATGGGTATAATCACATATTTGGCGTATGACGAATCATTGAGGAATTACATTGTGGATATCACCCCTGAAATTATCGCGGCATTCCGCGAGCAAATGACGGCGTTTGCCGATGTTACTAAGTATCCAGACGATCTAGTTCAGACGGCGCTTGAGGAAGCCGTGACGGAGACGGGCGGGCGCGGGTGGGGTGGTTACGGTGATGAACCGAGTAATTTCAAACGACGCGGTATGTTTTACTTCGCAGCGCATTGGCTCGCCACTTTTTACCCGAAAGGCCTCGGTACGGGTGCGGTCAATTCCGAAGCGCGATTGAACGTGCAGAATAAATCAATCGGCGACGAGAATATTTCTTATCGCGTACCGGTGATGATGGATGTGGGTAACGATTGGCTCACGTACACAGTGTACGGACAGCAATTTTATCGCTTGAAGAAACGCGCTGGTATGGGCGCGCGGGCGGTGTGATTGGTGTTGGTGAGTTACCAGTAACCGATTGCGCGTATTCCAGCTCTTTAATCTGGGGCGGTCCTAACTGGTAATTCACCAACATTATATCGGGCTAGACTTGATTCTAGCTTATCAGAGTCCCCTCGCAACACTCGAAGTTTGCGGGCTGGCGCACACCTACTCTGAACCCCACCAGTCGTACACGTCCTTCCGTGTTGCCGATGTAATGTTGGTGCTGTCTTTCCAGCTGTCGACCGATTAACTCGGTAATGTTCTGCGACACCGTTACTACCATACGGGCTAAACCTTATTGCAGGTCGTGTGAGATGTGACGTTAATCACCGCAGACTGTCTCGTTTTGTTAGCCTGAATGTCGCAGCTCTAATTACTGAAACATTGACTCAGTCACCAACATCGAATCGTATTAAAACGGCGCTAGCGTGAACGCTTAAACCGACTGACATAATACGATTCGATGTTGAAGCTGGTAACGCCAGCTAGTCGGTTGCTTAATTCCTATGTAGCTAAACACATTAAGCGCGGTATCAAAGGAGCGTCATGATTAAGGTCATTTTACGTTGCTAGGCGGCTTTGTCAAGCACTTCGGGCAAATATTTTTAACACACTTCAAATCAATCGCCCCGCAACGTGTGCACTCACAACTTACCGGCTTGCGCTGTTTGATTTTTATTTTCATGATTAAAACCCATCCACACCAAATTCGTACCGGTTTTGAAGTGTGCATTCAGATACCACTCTAGGTAGCACGCCGTAAAATGTTTTCAAACGCACATCCCACTCCCAATCAGATAAACCCTCCCAGCGAGACTTATCGGAAAAAGGCTTTCTCGGTATGTTTGCTAACGCCCACTCGTTTAGTTGAAGAATCAAACGTTGTAACGCAAAGTCTTTAGGGTTGTCATTGGTAATCCGCCATGCCTGAGTGTGTACATTCCATTTAATGTGAGGCTTCACTTTAACTGTCGACTCAATGGCGCGTAATTTAAACCATGATCCAAACATGTCACACCTTCATCGGTATGATGACCGCCATAATTGAAATACCGTTATCATAACCGCTAGTCAGCAGCGGTGCGTTATCTTTACCGCGTGTCTCGAATTTGACCACTGATTGACCGTCACCTAGCGTCTGCATTGTCTTTGTGACCGCGACGACTAAATCCATATCAAGGTGAACAGGTTCGGCGACGTTCGGTTTACCGAGCATCATTGCGCGTACAATATCGGGATACGGTGTAGGAATCGTTTCGACCGCTGTAGCGCCGATCCACACCGTATTACCATCAACCATGAGCGGCGGGTTACCGTCCTCGTTGACGGCGGCTAGCGAGTCAGTACGGAGCGTTACGTCAGTACCGACAGGCAAGAACATCAACGCAGCGTCGTGATTGGTCATGACCACACGGATCGCAGTGACACCTGTCGATGCTTCGAAGATTACGTCGGTCTCGTTCGGGCGATGAACGTGAACGCCGTTGATGTGTTGATATTTCTCGTGGTCGCTTGGTGCGTAATTACCAAGTGCTTTTAGTAGTCGGTAAGTGTCGATCATTTGATCCTCGGTGCGTTAAGTGGCGATACGGTCATCTTAAAAGCAAGTGACGCGATTGTCAACACCTAAAATTGGGTTTTATATTTGGGTACGCTAAGTCATTGAATCCACAGTATAATTGGTCGTTTTACCCAAATACCGACCCGCTTCACCTATTCACGGCTGGCACGTGTGGTATAGGCTCTTATCTATATCTACAGTAATATATATTTACTGGGTAATTGGGTAATTAGTAGTATATAGCAATAGAATCAACGACTTAGGAGATACCCCGAATGATTACCCTGAAGACTATCGACTTTCAAAAAGCGGTTGATGAGGTATCGCAAGCGATTAAAGCGCTCGGCGGCAACAAGTCCGTTACTGTGGGTATACACGAGGGAGCGGGTGTTCACGAAGGTGGTGAGATCACAATGGCCCAGCTCGGCGCGGTGATGGAGTTCGGAACAGACGACCTACATATACCCGCCCGACCGTGGCTCGTACCAGGCGTTGAGTCCGGCACGGCTGACTATTTGAAGGTCATTGAATCAGGTCTGCAAAAAGATTTGCCATTTGATACAATACTCGCAAAGGTCGGCGTGAAAGCGGAGGGTCTCGTTAAAATTTATATGACGAATCTACGCAGCCCGCCGAACGCACCGTCCACTATTGCCAAGAAAGGCAGCGATAATCCATTGATTGACTCTGGCGCATTGCGCGGCTCCGTCACATCGGCGGTACAGTCCACACCATTACAGGAAGGTTTGATATGAGTTTGTCAATGATCGGTCACGTCGATGACGTGTTTCAGTCCGTGCCGGCGACTCGTACGGTTCATGGTGCCGGCATATGGGTCGATGGCGTGTGGACGCCGGGCGCTGACGTAACGACCGAGTACGTGGTCACGATTCAACCCGCCACGGATCAAGAGCTGCAATTTTTGAATCAAGGCGCTGAACGTTTCACCGATGTGCGCCGCGTCTACATTAACGACGGCGACATGGAATCAATCAACGAAACGGGCGATTGGAATTTTCTAGGTAAACGGTGGAAGTCGATTAAGTGCGACAACCGATACTGGCGCGACTACTGCAAGGTATTTGTGAGTAAATACGATGACCAATAATGAAATTTTTCAATTGTTGCGCGGTATCGTAATGACCGTTACGGATGTACCTGAGTGCATCATGGCGGATCAAAACGTCAAAGCACCGAACGGTGAATACGCGACGATTCGCCCGTTACAGTCCGTAACGGATCGCGGGCAGGCGAACATTTACGACAAAGATATGCCGGGCGACATTGTGAACACGAACGCTAAAGCGCAAGTGATAGCCACATGCTCGATTAATTTTTATCGTGGCGATGCGATGCGTCGCGCTCAATTGCTGAAAGAATGCAACAAACGACCCGATGTGAGCATGATGTTATTCAAGGCTAAAGTCGGCTGGCTCGGTACGGAACCCGTCAATAATTTGACCGCGCTACAGTCGTCAAATTGGGAACAACGCAGCAACATTAATCTGCGAATCGCTTATGAAATCGACAATATCGCCGACGTGAACAACATCCTTCACTTCTCACTTGAGCTGCAAGATGATAAAGCGCAAGTGCTTGCTACTTTTTCCAAATAATTCATGCTAAACTCATGAGAATAATTTAACGAGGGTCACGCCGTGTCGTTTCCAGCATCCAATATTATCCAGATTACGACCCGAATCAGTCCAACCGGACTCGGTACGGCTAACTTTGCCTCGGCGGTACTCTTTGCGCCTAAAGCCGATGTGATTGCTGGCTTTGCCGAAGATACGTACCGCGAATATTTCACGCTGAAAGATTTAGCAGTTGATGTATTACCGGCTAGCGAAACGTATCAAGCGGCGGCTAAATACCTCGGTGGTACGCCTGCGACTCGTTCTATCCGCATTTGGGTACGTGCCACGGCTGATACAACATGGACGCAGACGCTCGACAAGGCCGGTAATGTGATGTGGTGGTACTGGACGTTTGTTACCAAACCAGTATACGCCGTCGCTGCTAGCGTGCTTGAAATCGCCGCATGGTGTGAGTCAATCGGTAGCATGTTCGTCAATTGTCAAACAGGTGCGAATGCCACAGCGATCCGCGACACTGCCGTGACAAGTGATATAGCCACGCAATTGACTACGCTCGGTTATCGCCATTGCTTTACAGCGTGTCACGCGACTGATGCTTATTCAGGCATTGCGCTCGCTAAACATTTTGCTGCTGTGAATTACTCCGCACAGAATTCCACAATTACGGGCGAATTTAAAAAATCCCCAGGTGTGGCGGCTGAAGATTTGCCAGGCAACGCTAGCGCCGCGATGATGTTGCCCGCTAAAAAAGCCACGTTTTACAGTGTGATCGATAATCAGGGTTCGGTCGATGCGGGTCGCTGGCTCAATACCTATACGCACAGTACATACGGCGAATTCATCGACGATATAGTTAACCTAGACGCAATGATTAATGCGTTGACGGTTGGCCTGTACAACATGGTCGCCAATCAAACGACTAAGCTGCGCCAAACCCCGCCGGGTCAAGCCGCTTTGATCGGTGCGACTCGCCGTGTCGGTGAGCAATATGTGCGTAATGCTTACCTTGGTCCACGCAACTACATCGATCCAGACGATGGTATTACGAAATATACTGTAGGTTATGAAATTCTGACCAAGCCGGAAGATATTTTGGATTTGTCAGAAGCGGACCGTAACGCGCGTAAATCAGCACCTATTCGTATGCGCCTATTCCGTGCCGGTGCGATCCACCTCGTACAAGTCAGCCTCGACGTCTATTAAAGGTAATGATTCATGATCAATAATTTTTCAACAGATTTAAACGTTGTGGTCATCAATGGTCGCCAGATTACCGATTGGGGCGAGGCGGCAACGCCGTACACCGATGACCCGATTGATCCAGCCAGCGCATTACGTCGCGGTATGGGTGGTAATGCGATCCGTTTGGATCGTAAAAACCCTGGTCGTCAAGTCACGATCCATTTGAATCCGGGCAGTCCTGACAGTGCGTTTATGCAAGGTTTGTTCGCAAGTCGCGCAAATATCAATTTGGAACGCACGCAAATTGGTACGCTTGAATCATCTATCGGCGTCGAAGGCGTGATGATCAATGATGGTTCGGTTGGTCGTGCCGGTATGACGATTACCGATGATATTTATATCATGGCGTTCAACGGATGGACTGCTTCGAAAGGTGGTAAATAATGGCGCATACGCAGCAATTTACCATCGGTAACGCAACGTACAATGCGGTGCGGGCTTCGGCGGTTGATCAAGATCGTTTGCTCAGTATCATTGCCGACCATGTGACGATTCGCGGTCTCAATCTGATGAAGATTGGTGGCGGTGAGTTGAGTGACCGTGAATTGATCCCGATGTTTATCAGTATGCCGCAAGACGTTAAATCGCAAATTGTGACTATCCTGATGGGTCGTGTCGTCGTGAATGGTGGTGATACGCTGATTAGTCGTGCTGACTTTGACGGTAAAATGGTTGAGTACAACACGCTATTATCACAGTTGCTGCAATGGAATCTCGCTGATTTTTTTACATGGTTGGGCAGCGTCCTAAGCGCCGACTTAGCCCCCGCTCCGACAGCGGAAAATCCAGCGCCGTAAATTGGTACTTGATGCGTCCATGTGTCGGTATTCCCGACGTTTGCCCGCCATTGTGCAAATGGTCGGATTTAACGGACGGTACGTATAGTCTTGGCGATATTGAGCGATTTAATCAAACGATTCAAGAATTATTCAATGAAGAAGAGAAAGCCCGTTCATCGTAGCGGGCTTTTTGACTGGAGCAGATCATGTCGCGCGTACTGAGTTCATTTTTAATCGGGATCGGTTGGGACACGACTGAACTCGAAAAAGGCAGTAAAAAAATTGCCGAGTCGATGGGTGCGGCTAAATCGACCGCGCTGATGACTGGCGCGGCGCTCGCTTCGGCGGCCGTCGCTATCGGTATGGCTATTGGGCATAACGCGGTGAGTATCGACCGACTTAATCTCTCGCTCAATAAAATGAGTAGTAGTCGCGCTGATGTGCTCGGTCTTGGTACGGCGTTTCAATTGCTCGGTGGTAACGCCGCGGATGCAGTGAGCGAGATTGACCGTATCGAGCAGATGATGGCTAACTTCCGAGTCAAGGGTGAAACTGGTGCACTCGGGCAATTGGCGTTTATTCCCAGAGCGGTAACTGAGCGAATCCTGTCAGCTAAAACTGGGATGGAATTTTACACCCGACTACAACGTGAATCCGTGGGGTTGTCGAAAGATCAAGCGCGCGTATTGCAAGAAGCGCTCGGACTATCTGACGCCAGCTTAAAATTGATGCAGATGGGTAGTGATGAATTTGATCATCGAATCAATCAAGGTAAAGAACTAAATTATCAAACTGACTCGCTCAATGAAAACGCGCGCAAATATAACGAGCAATGGGAAACTACTAAAAAATTAGTTGGTAATGTGGCGGACTCAATTACCGATAAAATGCTTCCCGGTATGAATCAAAGTCTCGGTGTGCTGAACGAATTTATCACCAAGAACAAAGATATTATCGACAAAATCGGTAATTTCATTTCCAAGAATAACGATGTATTTATTGTGCCGAAAGCTATCGCCGCTGCGGCGGGTGAAGGTGTTGATGCCGTTGCTAACTCGCGTATCGTAAAAGAGGCAGTTACAAACGCTAATAAAATGACACCGGTTATTAAGGCGAAAGAAGCGTACAAGGCTGGTGTTGATCTTTGGCACGCGTACCCCCAAGGTGCTACGCCCGATATGCGCGGTACGGGTTATGGGCCGCAATCAATGAGTATGGCGTCTACGCGCGCCGCTGCGGGCGAGTCGCTGGCTAATCGTATTGGTGATAAAGTATCAACCGCCGTACCGTCTACGCAGCCGCGATTCGTCAATGAGGTGAATGTTCATCTAGACGGGCGTATAATTGATCAACAGGTGACGGAAGTGAACGCACGCCGTACTAAGTCCACATTGGAAGATCTACGCAGCACAACGGCGCGATAAGGGGTTATTGTGAGTTTAGTCAGCATATTTACAAAACAAGCGCCGACCATTGCTGGTTTAACCTTCGACGCGGTGCTTGAAGATCATTTGACGATCAGCGTCGAGCTGACGTCATACCCCGTCGAGTCCGGCGCGCGCGTTAATGACCATCGCATCGTCAATCCGATTAAATGGATCATGACCGGCGCAATTACCGATAATCCATTACAGACCCAACTTACCGACTTTCTCGGTGGTGCACTATCCAATATTACAAACAGCGGCGTCATCGCTGGGTTTGGTGGGTTATCGGCGGGATTCTTGGCGGGTGACTCGAATGGTCGGTCAAGTGCGGCGTTGCAGACATTGATCGAGCTGATGCTGACAGGTGAGCCGTTCAATGTGGACGCTATCGACATCCAGCTGAACAACATGGTGATGACGCGGTTGAGTCGTGGTAAAGACCCTGAGACTGAAAACGGTTTAATATTCGTTGCGGAATTGCAGGAATTAATCACGCTGGATCGTTTACCAATGCTGGGCCAGCCGCAACAATATCAATTGCGTGACGGCGACGTGTCTAAGTCGGCAATTGCAGGCATGATTAAAAAAGGTCAGGCGGCGATAAAAGAAGCGGGTGTGGCGGTGAATAAAGCAGCCAATGAAGTGCTAGGGAGCGTGTTCTGATGATTGAGATACCGCTCAAAGGTGGGTCGGCAAATGCGCACCAACAATTCAGCGTAACAATTGATAACGTCTATCTGACATTTACGCTGAACTATTTGTCGTATGTTGATACGCCAGGCTGGTCAATGGATATTACGCGTGACGGATTATTAATCGTTGCCGGTGCAATGCTTGTGCCAGGCGCTGACGTTACCGCGACGTATAACGCAGGTATCGGTCGGTTCATTTTTTCCGGTGCCGAACCAACGCTTGATAATTTAGGAATTGCTAACAACCTCACATGGGTGGCTGAATAATGTTTGGGCGCATGTGGTCGCTGGATATTGATGGTGAAGTGTTTGTTGCCACTACTGATAAGCAATCGCTCAAGATCGAATTTGATGTGACTGTATCAATGGGTAACACATTATCGTTTACTGACATTCGTATCACAAATCTAGCGAAAGGGTCGAGCATCAAGCAAGATGCCTCGATTACGCTTAGTGCTGGATATAAGGACAACTACGATGTGATTTTCAAAGGTACGGTAACTAACGTACTTAAAGAGCGTAACGGCGCAGACACTGTGATACGGCTGTTATGTCGGTCTGGTGTTGCTGGGTCGGATCGTATGTCATGCACGTCATCGTATGGTCGAGGCGCAAGTGTTATCGACATCATTCGTGATTTAGCAAAAGCATGGCCTCGACAGCTTGAAATTGACGAAAATCAATTCATTGACGCGCCTCGTTTTATTTCAGGTTACGCTGTGGATGGCGACATCCCGACGGTGTTAAATGAATTAAAATATGCTTATAACTTTGAGTGGAATCAGCATAACGGTCGATTGACAATCACAAAACCGACAGCGCGACGCAATACTGAAATTACCGAGGTGAATAAATTTACAGGTATGGTCGGTATGCCCGAGGTCAATCTCGGACCGAATGGGTTGGGTATATTTGTAGTTGTCGCGCTAAATCCACAAATGGCGGTGAATGGCCGCATTAATGTGACTTCGGAATACTCGACGTTTAACACTGGTAATTTATATTTCTCAGAAAATACAGGCGATGCTACGGCAAACGGTGAATACAATATTATGGCAATGCGTCATCGTGGCGATTCGCACAGTGGTCAATGGACTACCGAGATTCAGGCGATTCGCCCAGGTATACTATCCGACAAGGGTCGTTCAAATGTACCGACTACTTACACTGCACCTGATGTACCAACGCCTAAGTCGCCAAGTGATGGTACATTGATATGGGGTGAACGAGTAAATCAGGACTTCCGTATCAAAGTCAAACAGGTAGCGGGTCGTCTTGGGTTTGATCCAAACTGGCTAATGGCGGTGATGGCATTCGAGACAGGTAGATCGTTTAGTTCATCAATGAAAAATCCGAAAGGTAGTGCGACGGGGTTAATTCAGTTTACTGAGTCAACGGCGCAAGACCTCGGTACAACTACTCGTGATCTTGCACGAATGAATGCAGTTGACCAGCTTGATTATGTTGAGAAATACTATTCAAAATATAAAAAAGCGATTAATAATTTAGGTGATTGCTATATGAAGGTGCTTTATCCTGTGGCGATGGGTAAACCTGACAGCTATGTGATGTGGGTCAAAGATAACCCTGTAACTGGGAAGTATTACAATGCGAATCCAAATCTCGATACGAATAAAAATAATCAGATCACGCGCGGTGAAGCTGTATCTCGCGTAAATAATGAAATGAAAGAAGGTATGAGATATTCTAAATAAAGAAAGACCCGCCGAAGCGGGTCTCAATTCACTGTCACCACACAGAGGAATCTGTATGAGTATAGCACAATGACACAATTAATTGTCAATGAAGATAATTTACAACGCGAATCATTTGTTGAGCTGATGAAGTCGGTGTACACCTGCTCGCCCGGTCATATTCTGAGTTTCGATCCAGATACTCAACGCGCGCAAGTGCAGATCGGGATTACTCGTGTCGACATTAACGATGAACGCTTCCCGCCGCCGCCAATCATTGAAGTACCTGTGAGCTTTCCCGGTGATGACTGGTCGATGGAATATCAAATCGATGTGGGTTGCGAGGGACTGATTCATTTTTCACAACGCTGTATCGACGGCTGGCTCAATACGGGCGGGATTGCGGATAATCCTATTGGTCGCTTTCATTCGATTCAAGACGCTTTCTTTGTGCCGGGTGTGCGCTCGCTACCCAATGTGACAACCGATTTTCAAAATAACGGTGTGCGACTTCGTGACAAAGCTGGTACGCAATCGGTATGGCTCAAGAATGACGGTTCAATCCGTGCCGAAAACCCAAACGTGCATGTTATACTAAACGCAAACGGGTCGATAAATATCACGAATAGTGGTGGGGGTAATATTTCAATGGCAGCTGACGGAGTTGTGACTATCAACGGTGTGACGTTCACAATGGGCGGCGATGTGATTGCAGGTGGTAAATCACTGCAAACCCACACTCACGGTGGTGTCGTAACCGGGTCGGACAACACGGATACGCCGTTATGACCGTTCGTATAATCGACCCTGAGACGGGTGATATAGTCACAAGTGGTACGCAATTTACAGGTGGTCAGAGTGAAATTGCCCAGACCGTACAAACGCGCCTCGCATTGTACCTTGGTGAATACTTTCGGGATATTACCGACGGTACGCCGTGGTACGAGTCGATTTTGGGTAAGAATATAAATACCTCTGCGGCGGATGCAGTGTTACGCCAGCGAATCGCCCAGACGAAGGGTGTGATTCGCCTTATATCGTACGAATCTAATTTTGATCCTGTGGTGCGCAAGTTTACCGTGAGCGCCGGAATATTGACCCAATACGGTACTGATATGGTGGTTTACAATGGCTAGTATCGACGAAAAAGGCTACACGCTTAAACCGCAGAATGATTATTTTGCGCAAGAGCAGGCGCTTTATTTAAGTATTGACCCTGAATGGAATCTCGACCCGTCGACACCCGACGGCTTGAAAATGGCAAGTGATGCCGAACTGTTCAGTGCATTCGACGAGACGCTACAGCAAGCGTACAACTCGAAAGATCCGAATAAAGCCACAGGTGTGGACTTGCGCGTCATCGGTGCGCTAACCGGTGCAAAACCAAACGACGGTACTGCGTCAAGCGTCACGCTCACTTTATCGGGTGTACAGGGTACTTTTGTTGACGCCGGAAAGCGCGTCGAGTCGGCAACCACCGGCTACAAGTGGATTATTCAGCAAGCCGCTACAATTGGTGTTGATGGTACAGTTACGGTTCAGGCGCTATGTGAAATTACGGGCGAAGTCCAAGCACCACCTGGGACATTGACGGTCGTATTTGATACTGTCGGGGGCTGGATGGGTGTTACTAACGCATCAGCTGCGACACTCGGTACACAGCCTGAATCCGATTCGAGCTTTCGCATTAAGCGCGCGACAGCGGTGGGTCGCCCCGGCAATAATCAAGTTGATTCACTATACGGTGAAATTTACGCGGTTGAAGATGTGCGCCGCGTCAAAGTTTATGAGAATGATACTGGTAGCGCATCAGTCAGCGCCGACAATCCGAACGGGTTACCTGCTAACTCCGTATCGGTTATTGTCGACGGCGGCGCTGATGACAATGTGGCTATGGCTATTTATTTGAAAAAGAATCCCGGCGTCAAATACAATCAATCCGGCACGCCTGTTGCTATCGACGTGGTTTCACCGACATACCCGACAAATGTAAAAAATATCAAGTTCGCCCGCCCGTTCTACGTCGACATGATTATTGTGATGACAATCAAGAACGACGGAACGCTACCGTCAAACGTTGCCGACTTGATCCACGAGGCCTTCATCGAATTCACGATGGGTGATTTGATCCCTGCCGAATATGGCTTTAAAGTAGCGGGTTTCGATATTGGTGAGGACGTGCCGTATTCGACCATGTTCACGCCTGTAAATCAGGTTATTGGTTCATACGGTAATAGCTACGTTCAGTCGATGACGGTCAACGGTGGCACGGTGCTTGTCGACATTCCTTTTAATTCACTGGCACGATTCACATCGGCTAATATCACGGTGACTATCGTATGACACAATTTACACTCCGTACATCACTCGGTCGTCCATTGACGTGGCAGGAACTCGACGACAATTTCCGAACTGTCGAAACTGTTACGGGTGATGCCGTTACGCAAGTCACGCAGATAACAGCAAATAACCTCGCGCAAACACAGGCCATTCAGGGCGTGATGAACGATCAAGTGGCACACGTTGATGCCGTTGCTGATTCAATCGTGATGAACGCCGGCTCAATCACTGTCAATACAGTTGATGACTTGAGAGCATTGACCGACTTCGCGCGTCCGGCATTACTAATGGGTTATTACGCAGCGGGCGACAAAGGTCAGCGTGGTTATGTGTGGAATTCTGCGAGTATACTGGCGGACAATGGGGGTACGATTATCAAGCCGACCATTGTAAGTGGTGTGGGCCGGTGGATCATGGAAGTTTCGAGTGAATTGTCACTGTCGGATTTCGGTGTGTTTCCGAGTCAACCAGACTCTACTACGCAAGTTCAAGTCGCGTTAGATTTTGCAGCTTCTATTGGTTTTATGCTTACGGGTGAAAACCAAACGTTCAATGTTGTTACTATTAAACCGAAATCTGGTCAACGATTGCGCGATGCTATATTTAAGGCAATCGGTAGTACGTCATTATCCTTCATGAAACCAGTTGTCCATCTCGATGGTGAGTTATCGAAATTAAGTAACATGCGATTTAATAACGTAATTGCAGATGGTAATCGCGGTGCTTGGACTAATGTCGACCCTAACGGTGGTGGGCAGGGAGAAGACGGCGGGTTACACGCGTGGCGAGTTACTGTTAATTCAATCAGTCTCGCAAGTGAGGTCAGCGATGTGATTTGGGTTGACTGCGACGGGATTAATTCTGCCACAGGTGGCTTGGCCGTTCATAATGTAGCGCCAAGCACTACCTTGGCAGATTATAAAATTAAAAATCTCATTTGGCGCGGTGGTAAGTTAACAGGTAATCGCCAACACGGGTTCTTTGCTTCCGGATTTGACGGGATTCGTTTTGAAGGCTACGTCGACATGCGCGGAAACGGGTTGGACTTAAACACAAGCGACCCGCTACACCACGGTAATCGAGGCGCGCGTGACACTGGTGGGTTTTTATTCGGTTGTGGGTTGGATCTAGAGACATACGGTCCGAATTATGTAGGCTCTGTATATAAGAATTTCTACACTGAAAAAGTTGATTGTCGTGATTGTGCCATTCCGTCACTTCTGTACTCGCCAATTTCACCAAGCGTGTCGGGCTACCAGCCGCTTAGCGATATTGATATTAACGGTATATTCAATCGAGGGTTTACCGGATTGGATAGCAATCCTGCAATTGACAATTGTTTCAAAGTACAGGGAGATTTAGCAGGCGGGATTTATTCTTATGCCTCTGTAGTTGTTAAAGGAGTTTTTAGCGATTTGCCTGTAATAGCATCGGGCATTAAGTCTTTAAGTGCAGATGGTGTAATGACAAATACAGTGGCTAATAAATTGGTTGCAGTTAATTGCAAATTTGTAGATGTGGAAATACTTGCGAACGTTCCGACAGTAGTTATTACACCAGCGCCCACATTACAAACTTCAATTATTAGCGGTACGGCAGGGGCTGTAATAACATATACGTCAGTTCTTGGGGCGTATGTAGGCGCTGATGGTGGATTGACTTACTTGTATGAAGGAAACATAACAGGGGCGTTAAATGCTGATGGGGATTTAATCGTACAACTTACGAACTTATACCCGAATAGCGTAATACAATTCAATAATTTAAGCGCGGCTCATTCTACAGCGCCCGTGTCGGCAGCATGGCTAAATCAAAGCACCGTAGTGAAAAACTTGTATTTTGATACAGCACAAAGCGCTACAATTTATTTTCATTTTTCTGTAACTTTTTATCCACAGTAACTATTAAACTCGCGCTTGAAATGCAAGAGCAGACGAGCGGACACCTGTCATGTACTTTATAAACGACACTATTGATATCGGGTATGTTAGAGAGAGTGCGCTGACAGTACCTGATCGCATCTACGCGCAGTATCGCGACAAGCCAAAAATTGAGGCGTGGTTAAACATTGTGCCGACGATGGTCGAGTCGCTTGTCGATGCAACGTCTGTTGTCCGTAACATGTACAACATCGATAATATGGTCGGGGCGCAGCTGGAAATCATTGGGCGAATTGTCGTTATTCCACGTAACTTCGCCCTGTCATCACCGATGGTCGTTATTCAAGTTGGTGATAGTCTCGATGCCCAGTGCGGTGATGGTGCGGCGATGTGTAGCGCTTTAGCCATCGATGTTGATTCTAAAATGTCGGATGAGTTATACCGCTTAGTCATACGCGCAAAAATTCTCAAGAATAATTCAGACGCCACAATTGAGTCTATTTTATACGGTGCCAATTTCATGTTACCTACATCCAATGTGGTTCGCGTGATTGACGGTGAAGATATGACATTCGGTATTGAGTTTGCCGGACAAATTACCGAGCTCGAACGGTGGGCGTTACTCAATATTAAGCTTGTGCCAAAACCACAAGGGGTTCGGTTCAACGGCTTTCTTGAAACGTGGGGTTATGTGCAAAGCGGTGACGATAGTTTACAATGTGGCGATACCGCCGCGCAATGTGTGGGATTCATAGGAGTTAATTGATGTCATTAAAACGTGATGTAACTTATCCGGCGCGATTCGACGCCGCTACGTCGGGGCAGCCGCAGGGGGCATTTAAAAATCGGTCAGCACCGGGCGCTTCGGACGGATCATACCTTGAAGAGGCGTGGCTTAATGATTGGTCTGCTTTTTTCAGTTCGCTACTTGCCGATGGCGGTTTGACTGCCAATGGCAACGTGGACGCTGTGGGTGCAAGTCAATATCGTGACGCTTTGTTAAACGTGATTTTGAAACGGAAGTCATTCGGTCTGAGTGACTTTGTACGAATCCCCGATGTACCAGGGGGTTTGATTGTGCAGTGGGGATCGGTTGTAGGAAATTCATCCGGCGTAGCGAGTATCACTTTTCCAGCGGGATTTCCCACAGCTGTAATGGCATTAACTGCGAATGTACTTGCTAATAATTTCTCAACATATAGCGTGAACATTGTGGGATTGGCTAATTCAACATGTACATTAAATGCCACAAATAACAACGTAGGTGTACTGGGCGCATCAATTCGATGGATTGCTATAGGTTACTGATATGACATATTTTACAGCTCTGACGATTGGTTTTATCCCTTCAGCATGGAAAGACGACGGTACGTACAGCGCCGAAACATGGCCTAAAGATGCAGTGTTGCTCACTGATGACGAGTCGGTGACATATTGGAAGGTGAACGCGCCGGAAGGTAAACAACTTGGTGTAACGGCGGAAGGTCGCCCATGCTGGATCGACGCGCCACAACCTGAACCAGTCAACGCAACGCGTATCAAACGTGCTCAAGGTAAAACCGAACTAGTTGCTACTCATTTATTTGACACGGTTAAATTGTGGATTGATGATCCGGCTACGCCTGAACTAGCGCGTATCGGATTTTACGACCAAGAAGATTGGGTGATCACGGATGAATTTGTGCAATTAGCCAAGACTAAAATGAAACTGACCGATAAGCAATTACAAGACTTGTTTAATTCGGCAGCGGCACGCTAAGTATTTGTTGAAGTCTAATGAGTCTGTCTCGGTCGTGTAGCAATATTCGTCCATTGTACGGAATCACAACGGCGGCTCGTTCTGGGTCGCCGTTTGTACTTTGTAGCGGTTCTGGCGCGACACGTAATTCATTGGGGATTTGATAACCCGAGGCTCGCATCATAGAGGTCGAGCAACCCGCTAGCGCTGACACAAGAAGCAACAGAAGCATTTTTAATTTTGTCACGATAGATCACCTGTTTTTTAAATAAGATAGGGGCGCGCTGTTGTGCGGCGCTGGCTTGCAATTCGGCTAATTTTAAATCGGCAGTATTTGTGGCCTCGCGCGCAATATCACGCTGACGGGTTAATTCACCGGATTGTGTGACCGCAAGTAGATCGCGTTCTTGGTAACCGTTGCGATGACCAACGGTGTATAAAGCCCACATCAGCGCTATCACCGCTACCGCAATACCTATTCTCACGTAAATCATGGTGTCGCCCCATCAGCAGCCAGCGGTTCAGCACCAAGTTTAACAAGCGCTTGATTTGTGGTCATTGTGCCAGTGCATAAATCACGTTCAATCAGTCGGCGCTTATAAACACCTGTACATGATTTATCTCTTGCACAATCACGTCCCGCCACGAACCGCCATTTAGTAAACTCGCCGCACGCCGCTGGGTAATTGCCTTGCTGTAGATATTTCCACAGTGTTGAGCGGGTCGCATTGGTCGCGCCGACATTGTACGTCCAGTCGAGCACGGCTAAGTGTACATTTTCAGGCAGTTCGCGCGGCAGTTTCGTCAACGGTTCGTTATGGGCAATTAGTGACTTGACCAACTGCGAGTCGCATTGTTCGGGTGTCGCTTTATCGCCACGCTTGACACCTTTTGTCTCACCGTCGCATATTGTCCATACCCCGCCCGCGTCGGGGTATGCGATTAGGCTACGCCCCTCAAGTACACCAACCAGCGCAATCGCCGCCGCGAGTAGTCCACCGCCCAGAATGTTTCGCTTTTGCATAAGCAATCCTTTGTGTAAAATGACCATATTAATCTCATACGGTATAACTATCATGGCTAAATTGTCAAGTCGTTTCGGGCTTAAAGATGCTGGCGGTCGTGGTTTACCGGCTAAAAATGCTTCAGGAACGGCCAACGCTGACGCGGGCGGTCGTGGTTTACCGGCTAAAAATTCGCAAGGCGATACGCTGTCGGCACGAATGGGTATCGGGCGCAAAAAATGACGATGAATGTGATTATGGCATTACTACTCTTGGTAATGGCGTTTAATCCATCAAAATCAGCCATGGTGTATCTGAGTGTATTGTTTGCATTTGACTGGTTGTCAACCAATTACATCAGCGATTCGTATTACCTATATGCTGCGTTTGCTGATTTATTTGTGATTTTAGTCATTTATGCTCAACGTCCGACGCAACGAGGATTACGATTAATGACGTTGAGCTGCGTTTCAATTACTGTCAACGCAATTGGTTGGGTGATATGGAATGCGGGATATTCGCCAATCGTTTACAATGTGCTGTCATACGCCATCTATTCAGTGGCGATATATGTAATCAGCGCGGAGGATAAGAACGATGTGGCGTTGGGTGGAGTATTTTGGCTACGCGCTTTCATTCGTGCTGATGCTGATTCAAGGTTTAATAATGATCAAAGAGGTGCGAAAGCGCTATGAGTCTTACAGACGGAAGATTGGGGTCGGCAGTGGCAACCGGAACAACGGGGACGGGAATAGCCACATGGTTGCAGATGATCCCGAATGATATTGGTAAACTCGCAACATTGATGGGTATGGTACTGTCAATCGTATTGATCCTGTCCCACATCCTCAAGATGCGCCAAGATGCGCGCGAAAGCGAACTTCGCGAAGCACTGTTGCTCAAACAGCTCGACGCACATCGCCGCGAATGAATGACGCCCCTTACGGGGCGTTTTGCTAGGCGCTGGTCAGCGGCAGCACCAACTTAGCCGCTTCATCTATGTACCATTGGTAATTTAAATCGGACCAATCGAACGATCCCGCATCGGCGCAATCCGTTACGCGATAACCTGCACAAATATTCTCGTAACGCGTATCGTGTTTTGACTTGTTACCGGTGTGAATACGTGCGTCCCACGGCGTGCCAACACTGTCCAGTTCCCCGACTTGACCCTCAATCTCTCGCATGACCGCACCGTAAAAATCATCGGTCAGTTTTGGGCGTCGTTTCCAGCTTCCGTGCGTTCCGGTCGGCGGTGAAATTTTAACCATATTTCCACCGCTGCGACTCACAAAGTAACGGGTGGTATTTTGCAGCTCAATTTCACAATTAAAATCAAGCCATCGCATTACCAGATTTGACGCGCGCGGCACTTTGGCGCGACACATAAAGTCGAATGGGTCACGGTGATTACGAATAAACGCCTCGTACGATTCACCACGTATCAACGCCGCCTCAGCAGCGCGTGCCACGACTTGCGCGCTCGGGTCTTGGTGCCATAGGGTGTGATACTCGTACGCGCCTTTACGCTTCACTTTACCGCTGTCGTATAACGCCACATAATTATTGACGTCACGGATTGCCATTAGGTCGTAATGTGCAAATTCTAATTCAAGGCGCGTCACACCTTCCCACCATTTGCACACTTGCTGAACATGCGCGGCGTGTTGGCGTGGCATACGGTACGTGATACCGTCCGTGTTGGCTTGAATGATTGTGAGTCCTGGTACTTTGATCAATTGTTCAGCGAGCATACAAAGCCCCAGCTGACCGTTGATTGTGGTCATCATTGTGTATTTCGGATCGTATAGCGGACTGTACGCGTTGTTCGAGTTACCGTACGACGCGTTGAGCGCTTCTTTTAGTGCGGCATTTTCGGGCGTACCTTTTTTGAACGATGCACGCTGATTAAAAATATCAAGGTACGTATCACAGAATTGTTGGCCCAAATGTTCAGGGTACATTTTGTTGACAATGGCGGTCATCGGATAAAATGACGTGACGTCAGCGTCCTCGATTACGTATTCATCATCGCTGCGCACAATCTGCGACTCTATCGATCCATGAATGCCGCCGACACCGAACACATATGTAAAACCGTCAATTGTACAATTCAGATCGGAAAACACGCCTTTGGTGCTGAGTTTGTCGCTATCTTTAATATCCTCAACGCGAATCGTCTTGGATCGGAATAGCTCAAGGATTCGATTGAATTCTGGATGCTCAAATTTGATATACGGGAAAATCACATCAGCAAACGCAATATGCTGGCGCGGCGTTTGGCGCGGTACACGCTTTTGCCGACTATCTCGGGTGTAGCATTGAATGCCTGATTTTTCCATTTGACTGACGAGGATCGTCATACCGATTTTGGTATTGGAAAAATTGAGCATATTCGTGCTGTATTTTTCCGACAACGATTCACGCAAGTGAATTTCAGCCAGTGACCGCGCATAGAATTTGCACGTCTCAACAACGTCGTGACGGTTGTACGATAGCAGTTCATCCATTTGCGACTCAGTGAGGATCGTACCAACCGGAAACGGTAAATCCTTCACGTTGCGGGAGCGCATGACAATCTCAAGCGCCTTGAGGCTCGTACCCTTCGCTTTATTGTCAAAATGCCAAATCTTGAATAAGTCCAATTGCGCAAATACTTGCTCGCTATCCCAAATCATTGAACCGAATTTATCTTGTGACTTGATAATCCCCATCGCGTGCTTATAAATATCAGCCGCACCAGCCCAAGTATTGGCAAGAATCCAGTGTAGTACGGGATAGTCGAAGCCTAAATTATTGAAGCCGACACCGCGCGCGCCGCCACGACCGAGACCGTAAATAAACTCAACCATTCGCGCAATGCCATTTTTACGTGTGGAAATTTCGAAAACGAGTTCGAGCCCCGTTGCGATGTGAATAAACGTCGCTGTGAAAATATTAGGGTAAGTTTCTTCATCGTAACCCCAATCGCGCGTATCCACAGGTGCTGCGACGGAAAACGCGTGTGATGTGCCGCAGTGAGGGCAGTCAGGCAAGTCGGACGGGTACGTTTTGCCGCAGCCGTTAATCGGCTCGCATTGTGATAAAAAGCGCATAGTGGTGACTCAGTGAAAACCCCGCTACGAGAGCGGGGCATGGGTTAGAGTGGTAAGTTGTGCTTTTTAGCGATATCAATCAAGTGTAACGCCTGACTTTCAGCATCATCTACCGCGTTGTGGTGTACACCAGTACGAATCAATTTAACATCTTTGAAAGTGTCCTTGATGGTGCGATAACACTTATCATCCCAAAATTTCCAAGGTTTCGGTATCAATGCAAGATCAAACGCTGTCGTCAAAATCACATTGTCGAATGTTGCACCGTTACCCCAGACCGCACCGCCGTTGTTTTTCTTGTAAAACTGAACAAACTCGATCAGTGATAGTTGAATAGCTTGAGCTTTATCATTGTCGGCAAATGCGGCGCGGGCTTGGTCGGATTGTTTGAGCCACCAAATTACGGTACCCGCGTCCATTTTCAAACCAAGTTGAACCGACGATTCGAGGCTACATTGTGAATAAAAGCGGTCGTGTACCCCGTTTGCATCAAACGCTACCGCACCGATTGCGATGATTGCGGCATTTGATTTATTACCCATTGTTTCTAAATCGGGCATGATATGCATTACACGCTCCCGCTGACTTGTAATATTCCGCGCTCAATTTGTGATTTACGGCGCGCTACTTCACGCTTGCCGCCACCGACTGACACATCAAATGTAGTTTGACGGTGATTGGTGGCGAGGCCGGAAAACTTATCCATACCTTTACCGCGCGATTTGTATTCTGGAATGTTAGCCAGTGCAAAGTCGCGGGCATTACCGATTAATGATATTGCGTGAGCTACAGCAGCAGCAATTGCGAGAGAACGAGAAAAAGCTTTAGACATGATTTATTCCTTATGTGGTGAGTAACCCCGCTACGTAGCGGGGCGGTTTGATTAGACTTGTTGCAAGCCTGCGATATGAGCCTCAGTCCAGCCCGGCATGGCGAGCAATGCGCTACGTTTGTACGGTACACCATTCACCAAATAAGACGGTTCAACTGGTGCTGGCGGCGCGGGTGGCGTTACCAAATCATGCGCAGGTGGAGGTGGAGCGCTTGGCGTCGGTGCTGGCGGCGCGGGTGTAGTTGGTGCTAATGGCGCAACGCCCGTATCGATCAACGCACCCTGTGGTAATACCGGAGCAGATCCACCAAATGCGGCAGCGGCGTCGGGTGCTGATGCGCTGACAATCAGTTGACCAGCGCGGCTCAATTCCACAAGTACCGGATTGATATACATGCCGGGACTATCTTTCGAGCCGTTCGCTTTGGTGTTGAACGACAATCGGATATAGTCACCCGCTTTAATTTCGTTTTCATCTTTGATCACTTCATGCGGTTGGTAGCGACCCGCGTGATAAGTTGGTGTTGGGAAGCACGACGAAGCGAATAGAACCCAATGACCAGGATAGCCTTCACGATCACACGGTTTGTTACCTCGCTTATTTGGCTCGGTTGAATCGCCGTCGGTAATTTTCCAAGCGAACGCACGCGCCGCATGTTCACCGCGAGGCCATTCCGATACGGCTTGAGCTTGGATCGCAGCGCCCCACGGTGTTTGATTCCAGTGAGTCGTACCATTCTTAGGAATGGCGATACCGATTGTCGATGAAAAACGCAACGTACCGTCAGCGAATGTTTTTTGTTGGTTCGTTTTGTCGTCCATATCTTTGTTCATCTTCATCGGATGACCAGCAACGAGGCGACCTACGGGGGTGAGAATATCAGTCATAATTTTAAACTTCCTTTTTGTGTGAATGTGGTGACAGCTTGCGTACCGTCGTTTTCAACCAGTTTGAAACCAGTCGAAGGAATTTCAGTATATTGAGCAATGGCGGCTTTGTCAATACCTTTCTTTTTAGCTTGTGAAGGTGTGTCTAAAGTCACAGGTTTGCGAATATCAATACCGAGCAAATCGCCCAACATGAGCACTTCTTCAACTGGTACATCGTCGCGCCATTTCTCGCGACCTTTACCCGATACGATCCCGAAGAATGGTACAGCTTGACCGGATTTAATCTCATGAATCGCTTGCTCTTCGAGGCCGGACAATCGCGCCTCAATCGCAGCACTGGCGCGGCGTAATAGCTTCAATTCCACGCCAAGCGATTGACCTGTGAGATTGTGCGTAATGAGCTGACCGACGTAATCGACACCTTCATACGCAACGCGCAACGCCGTGTCACAGTGAGCGCGTGCGGAGCATGTTTTGCAGCTGGGTGATACGGTACATTCCGGCGCTTCCTGCATTGCCGCTTGCACGCCTGCCGTGACTTTGAAATACAGTGAAACGTGAGTCGGGTAGTCGTAAGTCCAAGTACGCACCGTACCGTCGTGATGAAACGCGCGCGGCTGAACAATTCGCAGATCAAATTTAAGGTCGGTATTAAGCGGGAAGTGCTCGTTGCGAATCCCCTCAGCGTACAGCACCAGCGACCAATTATTGACCGCCTCGACTAACTGATGACCCGCTTTGAAATCCCACACCACGAGCGTGTTAATCGTCGGGTTATAAACCCATGAGTCGCCATACCCATACCAGCCCGGCACGATGTGGCTCAGGTCGATCCTTGATTCGATGTGTAGGTCGGCGGGGTCAATGCCATTCTCGAAGCAATAATTAACCACTTCGCTGTAATAGTCAGCGGATGTGTCACGCAATTCCTGTGTGATAACAATGCCGTCTTTCGACAATGTACCGACAAAATCCAGATCGTTGCACGTAACGTCGAATAGCTTTTGCGCCACTTCATGACAAGCGCGACCCTCCAGCACTGACTCGGATATTTCGCCCGGTAAGCGCGGATAAGCCTGTTGCGCTTGAAACGAACCGGAACACGTCATCCAGTGATTCGCGTCACTTACTTTGGGGAGTGTCATAGTGTTGCACCCAACGCAGCAACAAACGCAGGGATCAAGTCAGGTCGTTGATT